CAGTTACCGATTGCGTAAATTATGCAAGGGCCGTTCAGAAGCATAAACCCATCAGGGCAACTGAATACGCGAGCGGTTAAGCGTAACGCCGAGTATCTTGGCAGTTTATTTGCTCTTGATGCTCCGGCTGGCTATACGTTCGATCAATCTGCCACCGGCACTTCTTTGGTAGATCAACGTCCACAACGAAGGCTGGCAATCGTTCAGGATGTTTACGGCTCAGGAAGTGGGGCATCTGGAAGCAGGCCAGATGGTCTTGGCGAAAGCCCATTGAGCGTAACAGCAGATATGCAGTCTGCATACTACGTCAAGTTTGCTCAATGGGTAATTGAAGATAACACATACATTGCAAGAGAAATGCCGGAGCAGCCTAACGTGTTGGCAATTGAAGCCAACGGCGTTGAGAATGTCCCTGACGGTGCAATTGTCGAAGTGTTGCCAGGGCCAGGCCAGCCCGATTTTTATTACTTCTGGTGGACAGGCGAACTCGGCTCCGGCTCCGGCAACTCCATACCCGCCTACTGCGATGGCGAGTTGTCCGGCTACATCACGATTGACGGCGATTCTGTTTCGTTCGAGAGTATTTAGTTGCCTGTAGAGACTCTTGATGCCACTGGCTTATCGTATCGCTCCAAGTTGGCACTAGGGGCGATGATGGCCTGTGCTCCGTGCTGTAGCGGGAGTGGTGGGGGGAGTGGGGGAGGAAGTGGCGGCTTTGGCAATGGCATTACCGATTGCTGTGATACTGCTTTCCCCACGTTAGTTTCATGGGAAATAACAGGGGCTACGGGTGATGCAGAATGCTTGGCGGGGACAGAAGCATCAAACGTCAATGACTGTTTAATTGAGCCAGACGATTTGAATGGTACTAACTGCGGGCCAGCGACATCATTTGCTGATGCAACTTTCGCAGTTACGAAAACGTGCGACACTTCCTCAATTACCATTTCGTTGTGTTGCGTTGTGAATGATGACCCAGAACTAGGCGAAACTTACACAGAACGATACAGGCTTGGTATCACGTTCAGTTCAGCAGGCGGTACGGCTCAATGGTGTACGCAAGAATTTGAAATGACTTCCTGTTCGCCGTTCAATCTAGAAGTAACTGATTTGGTTCCTTACTTCGACGATTTTGGCGGTGCAACCATAACACTGGCGTTCACATGATTTGCATACTCGATGAAAACAACTACTGCACAAGACACCGTAAACGTCACATAGGACACATGGCTAAAATAGCCGTTGACCCAAGTGAAAATGGTGAACGCTATCGTAAGCTATGGGACGGTATAAGAGATGTTTCTCCAGAAAGAACACCATTTCATACCAAAGCCCGATCCTACATCTCTACCCTCTCGCAACATGTTCTAAACAACTTCGCAGAAGTCCCCGCTGAAGTCCGAGAGCAACGGCAAGCCATCTGCAACAGTTGCGACAAACGCGATCCAGTAAAAAACGCTTGCAAGGTCTGCGGGTGCAAACTGGAAAAGACTTTTCTGGGGGACAAGTTGGCGTGGGCGGTGTCAAGTTGTCCACTCGGCAAGTGGTCAAAGTTTGACACCACACCTCTCACCATGTTTGGTGAAATGGAAAAATGGCAGCAAGCGTACCATGAAAATCCACCGGCGAGTGGTGGAATTTCAGGGGTTGAAAATCCGAAGGTTAGCTTCGAAAATTCAATGACTGATGGTAATAAGTTATTACTCGATGCAATGCGATTCGATCACGAAAATCTGCATCCCCAAGTTATTCCAGGCTTACGTTTCAATTCAACCATCATCGAACAGGCATGAAGTATTGGTACGCATTCCGCAACGGCTGGGCGGGAAGCAACATTTATATCTGTGAGCTAGACGAAAACTTCAAGCCAACGGAGCGATGGGCGAAATTAGACCTAGGCAAAAAAGGTTCCCGTGTTGGCAGGGAGGATGCCAGATTCTTCAGACTCAATGGCAAGCTCCACCTAAGCTACACCGGATACGAAGGCAGACGAACAAATGTACTCTTCGCTCGTATCGACGAAAAAACGTTAAAGGTCGAAGATGTATTTTTTCCACAAATCCCAGGACGTGCTAAGTGGGAAAAGAATCATTCTTACTTTGACTATCAGGGAATAGCCCACGCTGTCTATTCAATCAATCCCCACAAGATACTACGCATCGAGGGGAACAGTGCAGAGTGGGCGTATGAAACGTCGTTCAATGGAACGTGGAGCGGTGGATATATGCGTGGCGGTGCAAGTCCCGTCTTGCACAATGGCGAGTGGTATCACTTCTTTCATGGTGCAACGTACGTCAACGGGAAGCGGCGATACAACACCGGCGTTTACACGTTCAGGGCTGAACCACCGTTTGACATTCTGAGATATACACCTGATCCCATTGATGAAGCAGACATTCAGCAAGAGCATACAAATTACTGCCATGTTTTGTTTTGTGGAGGCGTTTTGTACCGCGATGGCCAATGGGTAACGGCCAACGGCATCCATGATCGGTGGAGCGAATTGCGTTTTTACGATGCAGAAATGATTGAGAAGTTACTGATCCCCATAACCAGAAAGCCGTTTGCGATCATATCAAACGACTGCTGGGGAACGATTCATTATCAGGCTCTCAATAAAGAATATAGCAGTCCGTTTGTTAATCTGTTCATGGCTCCAGAATGCTATCTGAAAGTGTTATCTAACCTGAACTGGTATCTGCAACAGCGATTGACATTTATCCAGCAGTCAAAACATCAGTACATCAATGACCTTCGAGCCAAGCATTCAAACAACTATCCGATTGGCTTGATTGGCGATGTGGAATTGCAATTCCTGCACTACACCGAATCGGAAGCGTTAGCCAACTGGACTAAGAGAGCAAAGAGGCTACTGGAATCAGATGTTGAATTGTTTTACAAGTTCAGCGACAACGGCGGATGCACGCAAGAGCAACTGGAAGCGTTTGATGCGATGCCGCTCAAGAATAAAGTCTGCTTTACTTCAAAGCATTATCCGCATTTGAAAAGTGCGGTTTATATTCCTTGCGATGGCGATGAAGTCCCGTTCCCTATGCAAACTGACAATAAGTTTTTCGATGTGAAAAAGTGGTTGCGATTAGATTAGACCACAACAACCTTTGCCCCGATCTACCAGGCATTCGCTTCAATTCTTCTATCATCGAAAGCGGATACGGCTACCTCTGCACCTTCCGCGATGCGTGGCGGCAAAGCGATCTCTACGGTGCATGGCTTGACAAAGACTTTCAGCCAACGGGCAAATGGGCGAAGATCGAGATACCAAAAGGGGCTTGCCACTCTCGCGGGCGTGAAGATGGCAGGCTGTTTAGGCTCAATGGCAAGTTGCATCTGGCATTCGTGGGGTTTACAGGCCGATCAACCTCAGTGCTGTACGCTGCACTGAATGAAGAAACGCTTGAGGTCGAAAAGCTAGTCTGGCCACAACTCAACGGAGCAAACCGCAAAGAAAAGTCATGGTCGATGTTTGATTATGAAGGCGAGTTGCATTCGATCTACTCAATTAATCCTCACATCATTCTGACGTTTAACGTGAATAACGATGGCGATACTTGGGCAGAACGAACGTATCGGACGGAGTGGGATTGCAAGTGGACAGGCGGGCCGCTACGTGGTGGTGCATCGCCGGTGTTGCATGATGGCAGATGGTTTCATTTCTTCCACGGCTGTACGGTTCAAGAAAACGGGCGAAGGCTTTACACCATGGGACTGGTGACGTTCGAGAACAATCCGCCGTTCAGAATCCTTGAGTATACCCCTGAACCGATAGACGTAGCCGATCCAAACGCCGAGCCGAAAGCCGAAAAGTCAGATGTGATATTCCCCTGCGGTGCGGTTCGCTACGGTGATGGATGGGCTGTGAGCATGGGGATTAACGATCAGTGGACGGAAATCAGATTCTATTCAGATGAGATGATTCAAGAGAGGATGCATGCAACACATTGACCGCATACCAAAATACTGCCTGACCGTCAGACAGAATCCCTGGCGTAACGAAATCGTGCAACAACGCTTCAAGGAATACGACCTTGACGTTGAAATGTTCTACGGCGTGCATGGCTCCACGGTTGGCATCATGCCGGTGAATACCGTGTGGGATAATCCAGACGGGCGTGAACATTCCTACCGGATCAACCCAGGCAAGATGTCGATCACGCTTTCCAAGCTTATGCTATTTCAGCACATCTTAGATCAAGGCCATGAGGAAGCGTTGATCTTCGAGAACGACGTTAACTTGGTTCGATACTTCCGCGAGGAATTTGAAACCAGCTACAACGCTTTGCCGGAAGACTGGCAAGCGGTTCACGTGGGAAGTTGCTGCATTGAGAATAAACCACAGACTAAGATCAATGACAGGGTAACTCAGATCGTCAATCCGCTGTGCTGTCATGCCCTGCTGTTCAAACGTGAAGCGATTCAACTGGCATACGATACACTGCTGAAATGCGACTGGGGCACGCCAAGCGATACAATCCTTGCCCGTCGCGTTTATCCCTACCTGAATCATTATTGCTTCATCCCGCAACTGGCGTTTCAGGATGGAACCGATAGCGAAGCTGCCAAGATGGAAGTCTGGACAGATATTCAGGGCTGGACTACTCCCGACATTCTCAGAATCTACGACGAACAACTAACCGGCTTTGGCGACGCTAAGGCTAAGGTTGCCGAGGTTGGATGCTGGAAAGGTCGATCCACGGCATACTTGGCGGGCGAGATCAAACGCAGGCTCAAGAACGTCACACTCTACGCAATCGACACTTGGGAAGGCAACGCCGACGAGCCGGACATGCAAGCCTACATTAAGGAAGCCAACGACCGCGGCGGGCTGTACCAAGAGTTCATCAGGAACATGAACCGCTGCGGGGTGATGGATTACATCGTACCGCTGCGAATGAAAAGCGTGGATGCTGCGGCGACGTTCAAGGATGGGGAATTGGCGTTCTGCTATATCGACGCGGGGCATTCGTATGATGACGTGCTTCAGGATTGCCGCAGTTTTTATAAAAAGGTTCATTACAACTCCGTGATAGCAGGCCATGACATTCATCGTTCATCGGTAAGATCGGCAGTGGAAGGATTCTGCAACGAAGTAGGCAAAAAGTTTAGGGTCTATCAGGAATCGTGGATCATCGACCACTGCCATATCAAGGATTAACTACAGCAACTACAGCAAACAGGCCAAAAACTACAGCGTTCCCTGTAGTATACATACGTTCATTACCCCGCATAATTGATAGATTTTCTCTAGTAACTACAGCATAACAGCCGATGAATAACCAACGTGATAAGATGTAACGATTAAGCCTAGAAATAGGGCATTTTTGCGGGGCATGTGTCCCGCATTTCCGAGTGTGTCCCATTCGCAAGAGGACACATAGCCACTGTCAGATGTACAAAAAGCCCCATGATTCATGGCGGCTTTTTTACTACATACTTTTTCCCCCTGCTGTAACCACGTTTTGAACCAGCGTTTGACGATAGATTGCACGCAGGAGATAGTCATGAAAATTCCATCACTAAAGCTGCACAAGGGTACAGGCCAGTCCTATGTCTGGTGGCGTGGGAAAGCCGTTTACTTCGGAAAGCATGGCGAATCGGCCACAGATAAAGCCTACTGGCGTTGGCGGGAGTCGCTCGGCGTAGAAGCTGCTGGCGGGCGAACCGTGGGAGAACTGCTGACACTGTACGAAGAGTCCCGCGTGATAAATCGACGGGATAAAAGCCGATTAAACAACCTGAAAGATGCACTAACTGGTATCGGCGGGTTGGAAGTCAACGCCTATGGGCCTGCGATCTTTCGGCAACATCGGGATCAAGTAGCCAGCACTGGCACAAGATCGGCCAGGCAGGTGAATGATTTGATGCAATTCATGCGACGTATCGTTAAGTGGGGAGCAGAGAAGGGGTTCTGCAAGCCCGAAGTGTGGACGAATCTTGGCATCGTCAAGCGACTGGATAGGTCAGATATTCCTATTGAACCGAAAACCATTAAGCCCGCGAATCATGACGATGTTATCGCCACGATGCAGCATCTCAAAGATACTCCGTGGGCGATTATTCGTCTCTTGATGCTGACGGGTGCAAGGCCAAGTGAGATCGTATCGCTACGCAGAGCGAAATCTTCAAGAATGGCTCTCATGGAACGTGGTACGCGAAGCCATCAAGCCACAAGAACGCAAAACGTGGCAAGCATCGGTTTATCGTGTTCAACCAGGAAGCCCAGGAAATCTTGGAACTGGTCATGCCCAGAAGCGAGGGGGATTATGTTTTTCCTTCTGGCGTGCTGCTAAATGACCATTATCAGGAAGCATCTCTAAGACAGGCCGTAGGACATGCCTGCACTGCGGCGGGCGTGGCGAAGTGGACTCCGTACCAGTTGAGACATATGCGAATCACTGAGGTTGCTGTAGAGCATGGACTGGAAGCGGCGGCAGCGGTTGTAGGGCATTCATCTATCAGAACTACCCAGATTTACCAGCATATGCCAGATGCTGAATCTGTAAGAAAAGTAATCTAGTTTTTCTTACAAGTGTACACTTGCATACGGTGTACACTTCGTTTATTCTCTCCCTAGCCCAAAATATACCAGTCGCATGGCAGCGACATTCTCAGGGAGAGAGTAGAATGAAGATTCATGAAATTCCCACCGATCCCACCCCACCCGAACTCGCACCACTCAAAATAGAGTTTCATCAGCTAATTAAACGGGTTGACCTGTTGGGCAGGCAAATGGCTCAAAACGACATCAGATATGATATGATTCTTGCTGTACCCATCGACAAGGCCAAGCGACTGACGGAACCGGTTCGCTGGGGGTATGAGTGCAAAACGGTTCGATGGCATGGCCAGACATTTCATTTCACCGATGGCCAGGCCGAAGTGGTAAGGTTTTTGAAGTATTACTATGACCGTGGCATCCGTCGTGTGCGAGAAGCATCGCTGACGATGGCTTTAAGAATTGACACCAGCGAAACGAGCTACCGGCTGATTGACAGGTTCAAAGCTGGTAAAAAGTATCATCCGGCGATTGACACCATGATTTTCGTTGAATCGGCGTGGTGGAGCGTGGGCAAGTAAATTGTTCGTGGACAGCGAATAGTAGAGAGCGAAAAGAAAGCAGCGGAAATCCGCTGCTTTTTCGTTTCCCACGTTTTCAACCACGTTTTGTACGGGTGATGCTGGCTACGATTGCTCATCAGAATCATTCCAAACTTGATTCTTTCGGAAATACTCTTCGAGAGCGATCTTGATTTCTTCGGTAATGGTTCGGCGATTTTTCTTCCTCAGCGTGTTGATATGCACGCGGTAAGTCTCTGGAAGCCTCACCATGAAGCCTGATGCGTGTCGGTCAGAAGTCTCTTTCTTACTTTCTCCCATGGGAGAAAAGTTATCAGACTTGTGTTGTAAGTCAATAGCTATCATAGTCTTGTGTAAAAAGTGGATTATTTTGGTTAAATTGTCGATAATTGTGTTGACAGGGTTAACCACAAGAGTATTGTATTAACATGAGTTGAAGAAATCAACTTAAAAGTTGAACAACTCACCACACACCACACCACACAATCAGGAGAAAGCCAATGTTAGTCAAGGAATCACTCGCAGAGCGAATCGTCAGTCGCATCATCGACAAGGTGTCTACCTTGCGATTCAAGCTACCCGAACACGAATATCGAGCCGTTATCAATCGTCTTGCTTCACTCAAAGAAGAACAGGAAGCAACGGACTACTTCAACGATCCAAGCAACGAAGGCCGTGATCCATTCGGGATCAATCCACAGACCGGCCATATCTACGATTGCACTTGCAACGATTGTCTTGGCTTTCCGGCAGCTAACCATGCGGGTGCAATCTAATGACTACGCAACGCTATTACGCAGTGAGGTATCGAGAGGTTGGAAGCCTTGAAACTCACATGCTGTACACGATCAACAGCCTGAGCGGAGCGAAGCTGGCTCAGGAAAACTTGCTAACCGAGCCAAACGTAACTGATGCCTGGATTGATGAAGTCGATTTTCAATGCAGGCCACTTAGGAGAGAAAGCAATGACCGCGTTAGCCAAACAGCTTAAATCATGCTTGTGGGAACGTCTCCACTATCACATTGACCGTTCACTCATGAACATGATCAACGCAACAGATGACACCAACGACGAAGTGAAGAACATTGATTCGCTGGTGGACTTGCCAACGTGCATCGATCACCTGGAGAAAGCTCTGGAAGTAGCAAGGACTCTGGAGAAAGCCAATGGAATGGCTAACGAATCTGAAACGGTGCTTCTTGCCGAGTAGCCCACTCTATGAGGTGCGGAATAACATCACGGGCCTGGTGATGACCTACGGATGTATCAGCCATTGTCAGGCCTATGTCAAGCGAATTGATCCATACCACACATACACGATAATCAGGAGAACGAAGTTATGAACTTCCAATTCAACCGGAAAGATTGCTCATGGGATGCTGTCAGTCTGAACACTGGCAAGTTATGGGTAATCGAAATTCACGATAACGGGTTCTTTCAGATCGGTGCGAACGTATTCAGGACGTTCTTTGATGCGGTTCGCGTGGCTGAACTGATGGACGCTGAGATTTCAGAAGGTGCTGTCAAAGCACTGGAGGGAAATGGAGGCTGAGGATAGCTGCACGACGCAGCAGGCCACGGAAGGCACTCTTTCAGGAGGAAATCGCATGAACGGATTCAGACGCATTTTACCACGCGAAGCTATCGAAGCACAGGAGCCACACATTGAAAACCCTAAGTGTCAGAAATCCCTATGCCGAGTTGATCGTCAGGGGTATCAAGCAAGTCGAAAACCGCGACTGGCGAAGCGTACCAAGGCAGCCGCCCCAGTGGCTTGCGATCCATGCAAGCCAGAAAGAGGATTATGGATGCAAACCGATCTTGGAGGAGTTCGAGATCGAGGAGTACACGAACGGGGCAATCGTGGGGGCTGCGTACTGGTCAGCAAGCCACAATTGGAAATCGCTCTCCAAGACAGTGAAAGAAAACGGGTTTACCGAACCAAGTTCATTGGTGTTTCTGTTGTTCACCGATGCGATCAAAATTGAACCGTTCCTATGCAAGGGAAGGCTTGGCTTTTGGCCATGTCCAGAGGAAGCAGAGGAACGGATTCTCAAGGAGATCAAGCGATGCTGTTCTTAGCTGGATTTATCACTGGCCTGATTGTGCTGATGGCTTTGCGGTGGTTGGTGGAACTGACAGTGAAATTCCAAGATGACTATTTCATGGAGTGATTTGCCATGATGCATTTCCTAATTGGTGGAGCTACCGGAATAGCAATCTACATGGCTTTGCAATGGCTGTTCGAGTGTGAACATTGCGAGGACTACGACTAATGAAACCGAAATTGTCTGCAATCGCAATCTTACATCGAAAACTTAGAGCCGACTGGAAGCGGGAGTTTATCCGTATCCAGCGAAAGCTGCGGGAGCGAATCAGGAAGAAATGCAGGATGCAGAAGGTTTAACAAGGGGAAGACCATGAATCTCTACGAAATGAGCAATGAATATCTTCATGTCCTACAGGACTTGGAGCAAATGGAAGATGACGAACCAGCAGAATCAACCATTGCATTGCTGCAAGAACTTGAACGCGACATCAAGAACAAGTCTGACGGTTATTGCTCTCTAATTCGTCACTACCAGGCAACAGAAAAGGCCATCCAGGAAGAAGTTACACGACTGGCAAAGCGTGCTGAGTCTGCTGGAAATCGTGCGAAGTGGCTCAAAACAAGACTTCACAACGCTATAGCTGCCATCGGTGAACGTCAGCTAAAAACAGCATTTAACACGATCACCATTTCAAAAAACGGAGGTAAACAACCCGTAAAGATCGACGTTGCACCAGAACACCTTCCTGAAAACCTCAGGAAGGTTGTGTATCAACCAGACGTGGACGCTATCCGATCCAGTCTCGAAGCAGGGCACGAAGTGCCAGGCTGCACACTTTTAACAAGGGGCGAGCATTTACGCCTTTCTTAAATTGGAGGATTGACAATGGGACTCATGGCAACCGCAAAAGGGAATGACTACGTTCCACCAGAAGAGAACATCTATAACGCTGTTTGTGTTGGCGTTTATGATCTTGGAACACATAACACCAATTTCGGTGTCCAGCATCAGGTTTACATCAACTGGGAACTTGATGCCAAACGAGACGATGGAAAGCCTTACACCATCGGAACCAAGATGCAACCAAGTCTGCACAAGAAAGCTAATTTCCGAAAACTCATCGAAAGCTGGTTCGGCAAACGTCTTACAGAAGAACAGGCCAGACAGGGCTTTGATTGCATGAAGCTGCTAGGTCAGGGCTGTCAAATCCAGGTCATGCACAAGACCATGCCTGATGGCAGAGTGTTTGCCAACGTAGGCAATGTTATCAAACTCGGCACAGGCATGAAGCCTCTTGCACCATCGACAAAGCCGACATCGTTTTCATTTGATGATAACGGCAAGTCAATTCCGCCAGGCGTTCCTGAGTGGATTAGCAAACAGATCATGGGTTCATTGGAATGGACTCGTGGCAATGACAGCAATCAGGGTAGCGGTAATCCAGTGCATGATGAGTTCATGAAGGATGAGCCGACATTCGCACCGGACAACGGCGAACCGATCCCGTTCTAATCCAACCTAGGCCACAGCCCTTGGCCTGTTTCCTTTTCTCCTGGGGAACGAAGTTCGTGTGGGACATGGGCAAACAAGGATCGGCGGCGTGGACGGTGACACGTATGCAGCCGTGAATCACATGTGCAAAGGTCAAAACTTGGGGCTTCTGGTAACAGAAGTAATATGTCGCCAAGTGCTGGAGCATAAGGGGCTTAACAGCGTATATGGGCCTGATTCGGTTGGGTAAACTCCCGGTTATAGTTTACTTGACTTACCGCACAAGCAGGTTCAATTCCTGCCCGATCCTCTCCACAACTCTACACGCAAGGATGCCCGCAATGACCCGTTACATCATCTTGCTTATACCACTACTGGCCGGATGCACACCGGCTAATCGACAAATTTCCATTGATGCACAAGTGTCAACGCTTTGCTATTTCATCAAGGTTTCTGTCAATGTGAGTGAAACGCAATGAACAGAGCAAAACGGCAACGAAAAAGAAACGAATCAATTCATCGTCTCATATCGTTCGGGAACATGCTTCTGAACGATTTAAGCAACCAGGGGAAGTTAAGACTGTTCCTTACTGCCTGCGGAGAAGTGTTGCAATACGGAGGCTACGGAACGCTTAACCAGACAATCAGAAAACATCCAGCAGGATACCTTGGATCACAAAAGCTTTTTGACTTTGTTTACGAAAGGAATCGGAATGAACACATTCAACCGCAAGCAACTCCTGCGAGCCGCACAGCAGGCCGCAAGCATTGCTCCAAAAAACACGCCAAAAGCCGCACTCAAAGGCGTGTTGCTCAAGGCAGGCAACATAGCCATGACGGTCAACGGGACTGACCTGGAAAATCAAGTAACCATCGGCGTTGACGGCTCCGGCAGGGGCTTTGAAGCATTGCCGGACGCGGGTAAGTTCGTCAGTCTGCTTACCGAAATGACTGATGACGAAGTAACGCTATCGAAAGAGAAAGACACGCTGTACGTCAAGTCAGCATTCAGTGAGTTTGACTTGATCGACTGCGATTCGCCGGAATCGTTCCCTCTCAAGATCAATCCAGACGTTGACACGTTCCTGATTGACTCTGGACTGCTGATTCAATCGCTCAAGCGGGTTGCACCGGCCATTGCCAGTGATTCAGCCAGGTATGCTTTGACCGGCGTGAAGTTTGAACTGGACGATGGACGGATTCACTTTGTGGCTACGGATGGCCGACGTTTAGCCGTGGAATCAATCGACTGTCCCACGGTTACAAAGTCAACGCTGACTTACGTTGTGCCAGCGAAGATCATCAAACTCATGTTGTCCGGCTGCACTGGTGAAACTTCCATAGGATTCGACCCTAACACGGTTTACGTTTCATCAGGTGATATGCACCTGTCAGGGCGATTGGTGGAAGGACGTTATCCAACATGGCGAGACGTTCTACCCAAGCGAATCGACCATGTATTGCCGCTGACCGTGGGCACGCTGCTAAACGTGACACGACAGGCCAGGGTGATGCTTACCGACGAGACGCGGGCCGTGGAGTACACGTTCGATAAGGAACTGTTGACGGCTAAATCGTGCGATCCAGTAGCAGGTAAGGCCACGGTGAAGCTGCCGATAGCTTACAACGGGCCGAAGTTCTCCACTCCGCTGGATGGTGATTTCATCTGCGAAATGCTTTCCGTCTGGCCGAAAGATTCTGAACTGCATATTGGATGCGTGAAGAATAACACGGTGGTGCAGTTCAGTTTCGGGGAAGAATCGAAACATCTGATAGTGCCGATTAGCAGGGGGGAAGATCAATGATAACCACCCTTACGTCTGATGCACAAGGCTATCGGCAATTCCTGAAAATCAAACAGTTGCCACGCTATAAGTTCACCGGACGAACGGCATGGATACCTGATGAATACGCTTCCCGTATTGGCCTCAAGCCAGAGACCAAGCGGGAGCGTAAATACAGCCCGCCTGACTGGATGATGGATTACCAGCAGGACATTGCCAGGATTGCAATCAGGAAAAAGAAGTACTGCCTGTTCATGGACTGCGGAATGGGGAAAACCCCCATCCTGCTAGACCATGCCAGGCACGCAGCAAAAGAAACTGGCAAGCCATTCATGATTGTTTCCCCGCTGATGGTCATTCAGCAGACCATCAGGGAGGCAAACAAGTTCTATGGTAGCAAGTACAAAATCGAACAGATTGCAGCAAAAGACCTGCAAACATGGATGCGTAAAGGCTCAGACGTTGGCATCACGAACTATGAAGCCATCAAGGACGAACTGGACGCTGGCAACCTTGGCGGCATTGGCCTTGATGAATCGTCTATGCTCAAAAGCCACTACGGAAAATGGGGCACAAAGCTGATCGAACTTGGAAAGGGATTGCCGTACAAACTGGCTTGCACTGGCACACCTGCACCTAACGATCGGATTGAGTACGCGAATCACGCTATCTTCATGGATGCGTTCCCTACCGTGAATAGCTTCCTAGCCAGGTTCTTCATCAATCGCGGTGAGACTGGCGAGCGGTGGGAACTGAAAGCCCATGCAGTCAAAGCGTTTTATCAAACGCTTTCCGATTTTTCCATCTTTCTGGTAAACCCTGCAACTTATGGCTGGAAGGACAACACGCAACCGCTTCCACCTATCGAGGTTTCGGTTGAGCATGTTTCGCTGTCAGGTGAGCAGGTGGAACTTGCCAGGAATCACGATGATGGGCTTTTCATCGGTATGGACATCGGCGGCATAGCTAACCGATCCAAGATGAGCCAGCTTGCAAAAGGCAAATACGATGGCCGTGCAATCGAAACCAACAAGCCAGCGTTTATTGCCGATCTTGTAGAGAAACATCAGGATGAATCAATCGTTATCTGGTGCAAATACAACGACGAACAAGATATGCTTGCCAAGACGTTACCTGATGCCGGAAGCATTGACGGATCGACTCCACAGGACAAAAGAGCAGACATCATACGACGATTTCAGAATGGTGAACTAAAAATCATTATCAGTAAGCCTAAGATCATGGGGTTCGGACTCAATCTGCAAATCTGTACACGTATGATTTTTAGCGGATTGCAGGACAGCTACGAAGAGTATTATCAGGCAGTGAAGCGGGCGAATCGCTACGGATCAACCAAGCCATTACACGTTCATATTCCTGTAACAGACCTTGAACGTCCAATGGTAGAAAACGTGTTGCGTAAGGCAACGCGAGTTCAGCAGGACACGGAAGAACAAGAACGAATCTTTAAGGAACTAGGATATGCTTTTAACTGATTCTGAGCGATGGAAGCTGCATGAGGGCGACTGCATTACTCACATGCTTGAGGAAATGCCGAAGCAATCGGTTGATATGGCTGTGTTCAGCCCACCGTTTCCAGCGTTGTACGCTTACACCGGCGAAGCGTGCGATATTGGAAACAGTGAAGACTTAAAGAATGAAGCAAAGTTTCATCTTGGAATCTTTTATCGAGGTCTTGAACAAGTCCTAAAACCAGGCAGGGTTGCAATTGTTCATGTTATGCAAATACCGCGATTAAAACGATCCGGCGAAGTTGGCTTGCATGATTTCCGTGGATTAAACATCAGGCTCGGCGAACGGGCAGGCTTGGTCTACGAGTACGATTGGGTTGTACGCAAGAATCCACAAGCTCAAGCCATCAGAACAAAGTCAAGGGAACTGCAATTCTCAGGGCTTGAATCTGACAGGGCTAAAAGCCGTGGAACACTTGGGGATTACCTGATTAAGTTCAGGGCTGCTGGCAACAATGCAATTCCCATCAATGATGGTGAATTTATCTACGACGATGATGGTGAAAAACCAGTTGGGTTAAAAAGAGTAGTTGATACTCAGGTAAGTCGAAACGACTGGATCGACTGGGCTGAATGTTGCTGGTTCAACATCAAGGAAACGGACACACTCAATACCCGTAATGCCAAAAGTGAAGAGGATGTTAAACACATATGCCCTCTCCAGTTAGGAGTCATCAATCGTCTGGTTAGACTGTACAGCAATCCAGGTGAACTGGTGTTTAGTCCATTCGCCGGAATTGGCAGCGAAGGATACGAGTCAATCAAACTCGGCAGACAATTCTACGGCTGCGAGATCAAGCCAGAGTACATTGCCGAGTGCAAAAAGAACCTTGCCACGGCAACGGAACTGAGCAAACAAGCAACCCTTTTCGACACGGAGGCAGCGTAATGGTCATGTATTGCAGGCTCGTCCGCAGGCACAACGGATCGTACCAGGATTCACGCACGTGAGTGCGGCATGAACCCAAGATCAACGGAGACGGGTTAGCACTGATAACCCTGATCAACTATGGCAGACTCAAACTCAACAAGACCAACTTCCCCATTCTCTCATTGTCCACCGTTAAGGGCATGAGCAAGAAAAAGAAGAAAGGTAAACGTGAAAAATGAACGCAGGCGATGCCCGCATTGTGATCGGCAGATCATGATAAGCAACGGGCGATATGTCACTCACGGGCCTGCCCTCAATGGGCAGGTGGTGTGCAAAGGAAGCAGGCAACTGGCGAAAGGATTCAATAGCGATGGCAGGCGACTGGATCAAAGTAGAGAAAGCTACGCTTCGTAAGCCAGAAGTCTTACGGCTAGCTACTATCTTGAAGATTCATCCAGACCACGCATACGGGCTTTGCTCAAGGTTTTGGTGCTGGTGCGATGACAACCTTTCATCCGGTCACTTGCCAGGCGTTACGGGACAACAATTAGACATGGTAATGGGTCACGATGGATTCAGTTCTGCGCTCATTTCAGTCGGCTGGTTACAAGCCCGCGAAGGCTCGCTTGTGATCCCCAACTTTAATCGGCACTTGTCCCAAAGTGCGAAATCCAGAGCACTTGCGGCGAGAAGGCAGGATAAACATCGGTCACGAAAAAGTAACGCTCCGAGCGTTACTAAAACGTTACCAGAGAAGAGAAGAGGAGAGAATAGAAGAGAAGAAGAGAAAGAAGAAAAGGAATCCCCCCTACCCCCCGTTGCCGAAACGAGCGAAGCGTCGATGCTTGCGATGGAGTTCCACTTTCGCATCCCAGGCACCAGCAAGCCGATCATCTCTGACCTGGCTGCTGAGTTCCAAGCGAAGCTCGACTGGCTCAAGGCTCAGGGGAGAAACGAGACAGAACACATTCTGGCCTGCATTAAAGACCCGAAGCGAGACAGGACGGAAGCGAAAACAATCGGTTCGATGTGGCGATTCTGGAAATACTGCGGACTTGAGGAAACGAAACATGCAATCAATCGAAAGTCTGACACAGCACCAGGCGGCGGGCGATACGAGGGGATTGAAGCTCCAATCGTCTGACTTCCGTGTACCATTTTTTGATCCAGAAAAAGCCAAGCGTGCAGAAGAGGCCGCGAAAGCGTACACGGCTGATCTAGCATTGCAAGCCGTAAATCAGAGAATACGTGCTGCAAAAATTCCTCTACGGTTATCGCGAAATATCGATGAATCATTGCAAACAGATGAAAAACATGAATGGAAAAAGAAATACCGTCGGATTGAGGTAGAAATTGGCACTGGTTTTCTGTTCGGGCTATTGGGCGGGTATGGTACGGGAAAATCTCAGATGGGTGCAACGCTGGTTCATCAGGCTTGCCAGACGCAATCGGCGATGTTTATTCATGCTCCTGAACTATTCGACACGATCAAGGACGTTTTCCGAGGCGATGACGGCGACACAGTAAGGCAACAGTTACAGAAATTCATCAGCCCGAAATTGCTGGTTATCGACGAGGTAAATCAGGGACTGACAGAAGCAGACATACGCTACCTGCATCGCGTGATATGTCAGCGGTATGACGACGTAACCGATACGCTGCTTATCAGCAATGAGAACAAAGAAAACTTTCAGCGGCTGGTAGGGGATCGAATCACTAGCCGCATGATTGAGTGCGGCGGGATCATCGACGCGAACTGGCCGAGCTTCCGAACTAAAAGGACAAAGGTTCACCCATGACCTATACGAAATTACGCTGTGAACGTAAAAGCATTAAACAGATTTACAGACGTTCAGTGCTGACAATGGCTCAAGTATCGAACTAAGCCGGGATCGTGTCACAGAAGCGATTCTGTGCGATTCTGGAAAGGTCTAAACGAGAAGGAGGGCAGCAGCGATGGTGGTGAAAAAGCTGGAAGAAGGTGCCGAAGAAATTCAGTTAGCTGAGGGGTTGACAATTAGCTGTCACGGCCCCGGCTATCTCTGGTTCGGTGACGATTGTATGTCAGGCCACTACGAAGTAACTAAACTCATCTCCCACCTTCAAGCCTGGGTGGAGACGGGGAGTTTGGAAGTAACACAAAGCCTTAAAGGAGAATGAACAATGAACGAGATGAAAGCAAACACACTAATAACTGAATCAATCCTGCGTGAGTGGTCGGCGTGTAAAAGTGGTCTGCACCGATTCTGTGAGCTTTTCCCAGATGGTGCTGACTTAAAAACTGCTGCCGATAGGCTGGCAAAAGACGGCCATTCTGATTGGTCAATTTGGCTGTTTGAAAAGTGCCGAGGCGATGAAAGGTTTAAGGAACAGACCAAGGATGGTTTCAGTAACACGGGCGACAGTAACACGGGCTACAGGAACACGGGCGACAGTAACACGGGCCACTGGAACACGGGCCACTGGAACACGGGCCACTGGAACACGGGCCACTGGAACACGGGCCACTGGAACACGGGCGACAGGAACACGGGCGACAGGAACACGGGCGACAGTAACACGGGCGACAGGAACACGGGCGACAGGAACACGGGCGACAGGAACACGGGCGACAGGAACACGGGCCACTGGAACACGGGCTACAGGAACACGGGCGACAGTAACACGGGCGACAGTAACACGGGCGACAGTAACACGGGCGACAGTAACACGGGCGACAGTAACACGGGCCACTGGAACACGGGCCACAGGAACACGGGCTACAGGAACACGGGCTACAGGAACACGGGCGACAGTAACACGGGCCACTGGAACACGGGCCACTGGAACACGGGCCATTTCAACACCATCACCCCAGATGACATCCTTGCGTTCAACAAGCCATGTAAGCGATCAGCCTGGGATGAATGCAAAAAGCCAAATCTGATTTACAACTTGGTACTTACCTGGTGGGTTTCAGAAAACGAGATGACTGATGCAGAAAAGGCAGCAGACCCTAACTTTTACATGCGAGGCGGTCAGTTAAGATGTCGAACTTACAAGGAAGCATGGCGGAAGGCTTGGGATGAGGCGAGCGTCGCTGACCGCGAATTGGTCAGGAAACTGCCTAACTTTGATGCGACAGTGTTCAAGGAAATTAGCGGCATAGATGTGGACACAGAACTTCAACAAACGGGAGGCAAGTCATGAGCAGCGAAGTCAAACTCATCGAGGACTGGCGGGAGCGGTGGCATGACAGGTTTGGTGATGTCAAAATTATCACCGTTATTCAAAAGAAAGATGGCAGCTATGTAGCCATCGGTGAGAACGAATACGGTGGTTTGCAGTTTGTGATTGGTTCAAACCTCATCCCCAAACCACGCCCGAAAACCTTTCGCCCGTGGCGGCGAGAAGAGGTGCCGGTGGGGAGTGTGGTGAGGAACAGAACTGCAGATACTTTATTTGTGATTACAGGCGTTAGCAGCAGAGAGATATGCCTCGACATATGGTGGAGTTTTGCATTCGTACTTAGTGAGTTCGTCCTCCACCGCACCACCGAGTCCGGCGAGTGGTTGCCGGTGGAGCAGTGCAGGCCGTGCGGGGTGGAGGAGTAGAAGATGGTTACTGAAAGCGAACTAAACCAGATGACGCCAGGCCAAATCCTTGAGGCGATTCAATCTCGCCACAATCAAATCAAGCAGATGGTTGGATGGTTGTATCCAAGTGTCTTACGTGGAGAGATTGACCAGCTATATAAACGGCTTAATGAGCTACGCCGCAAGGAACTCAACAAGGAGTCCCCCCATGCCTAGCGAGACGGTGTACGAGATTGAACCACTGCGGTGGGTTCACAGAATCTATGACGACAATAAGTATGGGGACGTTGTTGCTACTGCGTATATCCCATTCGGAGAAATTGAAATCAGAAACCAAGTCACAGCTTACTACTACTCATCGTGTGGCCGGTTTGTTTCTGGAAACCATTCGACATTTGATAAAGCCAAAGCCGCTGCCGAACGTTGGTATCGTCAGCAACTTCGCAAAGCGTTGAGGAAAGTCAACCAGCCATCGCGGGCAAAAACAAAGAACAAAGAAGGGAGAGTGAGACGTGATAGCTAAATGCTCGATGTGCCACGGCAGCGGAATCGTCACAAGCCAGACAATCTGCGACTGCAAGAAGCTGTTGGAATCACCACCCCGCGACTGGAAGCCGGTTGTGGGAGAGAAGGTGCTGGTTGTTGATGAAGCGACATTTGACCGAATGGAAGATGACACAATTGCTGTTGTGCGATGGGTTCATAGCGGTGGATACAGCCAAGTCCCACTCTACAACATCCGACCGTTACGAAAGGAAGGTGAGTGAAATGCGAGAAGAAGCATTTGCTGAATGCCCATCATGCCCACTAACTTTCTTGGCTTTTCGTAACGGAGGCTGGAAAAAGAGGAAGCATCCACTCAGGGTGATTGAGCAAAACGCCAATGGTGAGCGAATTGATGTAGCTGTGTGCGAAGAATGTGGGAAAGGCTACCTGGTCTACTATGCGATAACAAAAATTGAGCGACACGAATTATACGACGGTCAGTCTCGGCTTGAATACGAAGAGAGCGAGCGAAAGCGAAAGGCAGAAGAAAAACAAAAACGAATAGAAGAAGCCAAGAGAATCTTAGCAGAAGAGGCAAACTAACAACCACCGCACCAGGGGCGAGAAAGGAAGGTGAGTAAGATGAAATGCGAACGCTGCGGAATCAGTTGCATGGACGCTGAAGATTACCGCGACCATTTACCATGTCCAGGTTCGCTGAAAGAGCGACAAGCGGCCCGCATCAAGGCTCTGGAAGATGTCTTTCGGAAGCTACAGATGACAGGACTTGCTGTTGAAGCGTTGTTAGCCGACGAGCCAACGAGCGTTTACATTCATCCAGAAATATGGGCAAGACTAAAAGAACACAGGGGACACTTGAGACGTTCCCTTGAACTCTTGAACGAAGGGAAGTGAACGATGTTGCACGAACCAAGTGAATGTTTTGTGTATGCAAAACCATGCAGACGCGAAGATGAGACTGCCTGCATGATGGTATCAATTGCACATTATCAAGAAGCGTTTAATCAACTGCGGCAAGTTGGAGCGGAAAGAGATGATCTCAGAAAAAGATTGCAAGCCCGCATCTCCGCACTCGAAGCGGAGCGGGACAGGCTGAAGACTGAACTAAAGGCAGAGAAGGTAAAACACTACACCTTGGCACTTGAATGGCTGTGTGAGCCGGAGAACTTTCAAATCATGGAAGCTGTTTATCCAGACACAATTCGCAGATTAGCCGCCAGCATCGGCGGGGAGGGGAAGTGATGACTGATTACTATCTGACCATTGGTGTTATTAGCTTGTGTATCGGTGCTTTAGCCGTAACTGTGGACTATCTTTCAAAGCGATGGATTGCCCACTTGCAATGTAAACTCAATCCACCTAAGGAGCAACCATGACCAGCAAGGAACTGAGGCAGGCGGCTGAACGATACAGAAAACATGCACAAGTTTCTCTGTACATGAAAGACATGAAAGAGTCACCTTACACATACATCGAGGTTTCAACTGGTGCGGTTGGAATAGTCAATGAAGCATGGGATAATGATGCTCACAGATTAGCAAATGCCTATCTCGCCACCGTGCAGGAGGATGGGGAGGAGATTCCCGACGAAAATTATCTGTCGAAAGAATGGCCTCGTCTTGGCGGTAGCTTTGACGACTCGGAAGCAGGTTATCTTCACTTGGAACATGACTCGCTGTTGGGGTCACTGTATTTTTACTTGGGTAAGCTCAGATACGCTATCAGTGTTGGCAATTCGATACCCATCACCACCCGCTCACAGTTCCGCAGCCTCATGACGGGCCTTGGAATCGAGCCGCAAAAAATATCGGAAAAAAGATAAAATAGTTCTTGACACGCTATCGGGTATCCGATATAGTGATAGTACAAGAGTGATGGATGTCATTGCTCGACACGGCCCCGGTGAATCAGGGGCAGGACGCTAAAACGGAGAAGAGAGATGAACGATACATACATCAGCGTGTGGTTTGATGCGACATCCGACGAGCATGGCTGGATAGTTGACCGTTGTGATGCAAACGACAACTCCACGACGGTCAAGGCATTCCTCGTCGAGCTAGATGACGATGATGATGGCTATGCTGAGGAGTATGCTGAGGCCGAAGAGAAGGCCAGGGCTTTTGCCGAAAAGTATTCCGAGAAAACTGGCCTGCCAATCAAATAGCCTACTCCGATGGTGAGGCCAGCACTGATGAGGACATTTAAACGCTCAAGTAATCAAATTATCTTTATGGGAGATTAACCGATGCATGACATTACCTGCATCCACTCTGCCAGCGGCCTGTGCAAGACGTGCCAGGCCGAATACGACGCTGACCCAGAGGCTTATATTGAGTTCGGTCAGCATCCGGCAGGTGAATCGCGGTGGAAGGAAGAGCTAGAGAGGGCAGCTAATGACTGACAAAACAACCCTCCCCGAAATCCTCAAACAAGCCCGCAAGCGAGCGGGCCTGACTCAGACTGAGGCATCGGAGTTATCCGGCGTTCCTCAGTCGTGTATTTCCGGTTACGAAACCGGAACAGCCGAACCGTCTGTATCGTTTTTGCAGCGGCTTGCGGTAGCGTATCGGGTGAAGCTCAGCAAGCTGGTGAAGCCGCTGGACAACACAGGAGAAAAGCAATGAGCGAAGTTATCCAGAAAACATGCACAAAAAAGCATGTAGTAATCGAGGCAAGGGCTGTGATAGACCCGCCTCACTTGTGGCACTGGCTGGTAAAGCCAGAAGAAAAGACCCCTGAGAACTATGCAAAGTTGCTCGAAGAGTGGGCTATGGACGTGAAGGAAAAAACAGGGCTGAGGCTGCACGTTGACAAAACGTACCAGACGCAATGTAGTGCCTGCAACCGTGAATACGAAGCTGACGTACACGATGATGGTTCAGAGCATTGTGCCTGGTGTGGGGCGTTGTTGGAAGTTGTCAGATAGCTCGATGGATGAAGAAAGGAAGGGGTGAGCGATGAACATGACACCAGAAGAGTTTGCCAAGAAGATGAAGGATATTGCAGGATTAGGCGACCCAGAAGAGAAGCATATAGCTGCTGACGATTTAATGCGCCAACTGTTACGTCAACTCGGTTATGGCGAGGGCGTTGACATCTTTAAGGACATGGACATATGGTACGCATAGGAAGGGGTGAGCGAGATGGGTGATGCAGACTTAAACAAAGCATGGAATCAGTTGCAAGATAAACTAAACAAATCCGGCAGGAGTGCGATGGTAATTCTTCCACCACAAGAGGTTGAATATATTCCACCCTCTCCCCCGCCCAACGTGGTGGAGGCGGCGAGGAGGTTGCAGACAGATTTTGCAAACATGCTAGACATTGAAGTTGTCTGCGAGTGGGTGCTATCGCAGAAATGAAATTGTTCGTCATTGCAGAATAGTGAAGGGATACACTATGCTTGACGAAGCAAAAAGATACTGTCGTACCGTGGCGAATGGCCTGCCACGGAATTTCGAGTTTGATGATCTGGTGCAGGAATACGTTGCCGCTGAACTGGAAGGAAAAAGCGGGCCGAAAGCAGTACAGAATTACGTTGCCGAGATCGACAAGCAAAATAAAAATCTAGTCAGTTATCACTCGATGGGCTTTGTGGTTGCCGATGAAATTGACCTGGACGCTAACGAATCCGAACGTGACGAATATCAGCAGATTGAAAACGAAATAACCGATGAGATCAAGGATACACGACGTAAACGACTAGACGAACTGAACCAGAAACTAGAACGCATTCATCCAGACCGTGCTGAAGTTATTCGATTCCTGTCAACGTGCGACATTGACGATGAGCATGGAACTGTATCGTCGATCATGGAGCGATTCAAGTGTGATTTTGCATCAGCCAGGTACATGTGGTACGACGGGATCGAGTCAATCAGGGAACTGAACAGCCCTAGCAAGAAAAAAGAGATGCCGATGTACGGGGAGTCTGACTACGTTCCTGATCTCCGCACACCGCATAAGAAGTGGAAGCGTACCAGGAAACAACCTGAGAGCGAAGTGATACTGGGGGAGGAAGCGGCGTAAATTGTTTGTGCTACCCATTGATAGAGAGACTGTGAATAGGTGAATAAATGAGCGATGCTGTCAGAACTCAGGCCGCTGCAATTCGGCGGTTAGTACGTAGAAATTCCGTTGGCTTGCCAGGCGGTGGGATCAGCCGATCCAAAAAAGCCGTGAAGCGAACCAGAACGCGAACCACCGGAGCCGGTACGATTACCGCTGGCGGGCTGAAACGTCTTACTGATCGTCGGCGTAAGGTTCGGTAATGTCACTGCTGGCTGATACCAGAGAATTGATCGAATCACAAGCCTCTTGCCACGATGCTGTCATCGTGGCGTTGGATGGCAAGGATTCGATGGTCGTACTGGATTTATGCAAGCCAGCATTCAAGCGTGTGGAAGCGTTTACGATGGTCTACGCTTTCGGCATGGATCGGTTCAAACGCAAAGCGGAGTTTGTTCGTAACCGCTGGGGTGTGGAACTGAAAGAGGTTGAGCATTTCGGCGTAGTTGATCATCTGAATCGTGGCTATTGGTGTTTGCCGAAAGCCACGCCTGGGCCGCGACGGATGCGGGAAGCGTATGAGCAGCAGAAGCAGGAATACGGTATTCCGCTGATTGCTACTGGCTCTCGCATGAGTGAATCACTGGGACGTAGACAGTGTATCGAGCGTGGCACATGGCCTGGTTGGCATCCGATTGCACAATGGAAAAAGGCTGATGTGTTACGGTACATGGAAGTGAATAGCATTCCGTTGCCTGATAAGTCTGCGGACATGCAGGGCGTATCTCTGCATCGTGATTGCATTTTGGACATGTACGATAATTCGCGTGGCGATTACGAGTTGTTGAGGAAGCGGTTTCCGCTGGTGGAAGCGTTGATTCGTCAAAAGGAATGGTATGGAATCCAATAAGAAGCATTGGAACGTAAAGCATGGCGATGCCCCTGGCGGCAAGCCAACCAAGGAATTGTCTATTTGGTATGGAATGCGACAGAGGTGTTACGACAAAAACTGCGACCATTACCATTCATGGGGCGGGCGAGGCATAAAGATTTGTGAACGATGGCAAGAGTACAAGAATTTCTTGGCCGACATGGGGCGATGTCCAGAAGGATACAGCATAGAGCGAATTGATGTAAATGGCGATTATTGCCCTGAAAATTGCAAATGGATTCCAATGCGGGATCAATCAAAGAATAGGCGAGATACAAGAAGGCTAACGTACTGCGGAACAACAGATACGCTATGTCAATGGGCCAAGCGTCTTAAAATCAATCCTGGCACAATGCATTACTTTGTTAAGCGATACGGAAACGATGAAGGGCTGCGAATTGCTGTCAGCAAATACGGATACGTGCAGGTGGCTGCTTAATGGATTTGCCCCGTCATTCACTTGATAAGACTGGCAACGTAACAACCGTTCCACGTTCGCATATTCAGCTTGCCGATTTCAACCCGCGCCTGATTGACGCAGATGAAAAACGCAGGCTTAAAAAGTCTCTTGAAGCCAACGGGTTGAGTGAATGTCTCATCTGGAACAAAACAACCGGCAGGCTACTTTCAGGCCATCAGCGGTTAAGTATTCTTGACAAGTCTGCACCGGAAGGCGATTGGCTTGTGCCTGTTATCATTCGTGAATTGGATGAGATACAGGAAAAGCAACTGCTGGTAGCGATGAACAATCGCAAGGCACAGGGCAGAGATGATGATTTCAAGTTAGGCTTGATACTTCAAACGCCAGGTATTTCAATTGAAGCGTGTGCGTTTGACTTAGGGCAGATCAAGACCATTCTCCCCCAGATCGCTCCCGCCATTCCCATCGTCGCTGCCGAACTTGCGAAGAACTCAGCAGAGTGGAAGCAGGAGAAGATCGACCAACGCAACCGCGAAGATGCGGCGGTTCAGCGTATCATGGACGGCCAACGGCTGAACGATAAGGACGAAGCGAAAGTCTTAGAGGAAGATGACCAGTTTTATCTCGTGGCGGTGTGGCCGGATTTCGCAGGCAAGGTCAAGAGTTTGCAGGCGTTGGGGATCAATCCCCTGGAGCGATTCGTCAAGGGCGAAGTGGTTGAGGAGTTGATTAAATTTGCGGTTGAGAAGGGATACAAGATTCAGGCATCGTCTGAAATAGTACCTTAAAATGAGTGGGGCAAGGAACTTAAAAAAACTGGACGCGACGCATCAGCGTGCGGCTCAGTTGTTGTTGCAGGGCGGCACTGCTGAGACGATTGCAGAGGCGTTGGAGGTGTCGCCGCATACCGTTTCCGAGTGGAAGCGTTCGCCACGTTTCAAGCGTTACTTTCGCAAGTTACGGCGTGAGGCTTATGACGAGTCGATTGCGATCTTGCAAGCGGCGGCACGCCAAGCGGTGAAGGTGTTGGTTGAGTCCACAGAGTTGAGCAAAGCGGATAAGGTGCAGGAAGGTGGCAGGCCAGACCTGGCGTTGCAGGCTGCCCGCATGGTGATTGATATTTCTGCGAAGTGGGCTGACAACGATTTGACGGAGCGGGTGGAGAACCTGGAGCGGAAGGCGAAGCGTAAGAAGGTGGATTAGTGCCGACGTTATTAGAGAAACGCATTCAGGCACTGGAAGCGATGCACGAGGAATCAGTAGACGATAAATCTACTGATTTTTCCATTTATCGCTATGACCCAGTGCGTTATGCACGAGAGATACACAAACTCGAAGTCACTCCTCAGCAGGTGTCGATCCTCGAAGGACTGATCGAACCACCGTACCGTGTGTTTGCACGTTCAGCGAACACGCAGGGTAAGTCGTTCATTGCGGCGTTGGCGGTGAACTGGTGGTACGATACACGCAACCCGTCGATTGCGATCACCACGGCACCCACGCAAGCCCAGGTAGAGGAAATTCTCTGGGGCGAAATTCGTGGGATGCGAACTAAGGCGGGACTTGGCGGGTTCAAGTCTGCGGTGGCTCCGCGGTTGTATGACAGCCCGAACCACTGGGCACGCGGGTACACAGCGAACACTGGCACAAGCTTTCACGGTAGACATAACGAATGCGTGTTGATTGTGGTGGATGAGGCGATCGGCGTGGGGCCGGAGTTCTTCCCTGCTGCCGAGTCGATGTTGAATGGTAAAGAGTATGCGTTCCTGCTGTTGTACAATCCTACCGATGGCACAAGCCACATCAGACGCATGGAGGAAAACGGCAAGAACAAAGTAGTTCAGCTATCGGCGTTGGAACATCCGAACGTGATAGCTGAGATGCGAAACGAGCCTGCCCCGTTTCCCGCCGCTGTACACCTGCAATGGGTGGAAGATTTCATTGTGCAGTATGGTGATCCAGTTCTTGAGGGATCACATGATCCTTTGCGTGACGTGGAGATCGGCAAGCGGTTAGTCAATGGCGAGTGGACTAAGGGCAAGTGGTACAGGCCAACGGGTGAAGTGGAAGCCCGTGTACTGGGGCGATGGCCGACACATAGCGAAATGGCTGTGTGGTCAGAGTATGCCTGGCAGATGGTGTGCAGTTCTCGATTGGTTCCTAGTGGCCGGTTGCAGGTTGGCGTAGATGTGGCACTCGATGGGCCGGACAAGTCGGCCTTTGCGGTGCGGCGTGGCGGCGTGCTGTTGCATGTCGAGACTCACCAGGGCTGGAAGTCTGAACAGACACACAATCGAGCGAAAGAGTTAGCGTGGGAGTTTGCCAAGCGTGGGAATGAGAACCCCCGCGAGGTGCCTATCGTGGTCGATGACATCGGCTGCGGTTCCAAGGTCATGGCCTGCCATAGCGACGGGTACAACTTCATCGGGTATACGGTCAGCGAAGTGGCGAACGATGATTACCACTACCCGAACAAGCGAAGCGAGATTGCGTTTGCGTTAGCCGATCATGCCCGCGATGGCGGGATTTATTTCGGTGAACCGTATTTGCCGAAAGCCACGGTTGATGAGTTGAAAACACAGTTTTTGTCAATGCGGTATCGTTTCTCTCCCCAGTGCATCAAGCGAATTGTGTTGCCCAAGCCGGAGCAAAAGAAACTGCTGGGCAAGAGTCCCGATGAAGCCGATGCAGTGATGCTGGCGTATGCGAACGTGGGAGCAAGTGGCAGGTCGAGCGAGCGGGTGGTTGGGTGCGTTCGGTGAAATTGTTCGATGAACCGTAAATGGTGTAGGGAACTTTTACGGAGGAAGTGTTATGAAGGCGAAGATTGTAAAAACAGGTGCTTATACCGGGATGGAGTTTGCCCGCCTCAATCAAGGCGATTGGTTTCTGGATGCGGATGGCGATGTCTGTATTAAGACTGACGAAGACGGGTATAACACTGTTGTTGCAAGTAATGGGATGACGTACGAATCAAAGCCAGAAGATACGGTTTTTTCTGTTCAAGTAACCATTACCTACTAATCACGGAGGAACCACATGAGCAAGTTCAAGGTTGGCGATGCGGTGAGGGTGAAGGCGGGGAGTCTGATGTATCCAAGCGTCAATTTTAATTGGAGGTCATCGCCATTCAGGCAAGCGTTTGGCAAAAAGTGTGAGGTGGAAAGTTTTGATACGGATTGTTTAGGTACTGCTGCACGTATTAAGTACGAAGGTGGGTTTGAAGGTCTTGACGTTCGCTACCTCGAACCCTGGAACGACTCAGAGGAGTGGGACGGCGAGAAGTGGGTGGCGAAGAAACCGGCTGACAGGTGGTTCAGAGTGAACATCGAATACTACACGTTTGTAAAGCGTGGCCAGATAGCAAAGCTGATAAAGTTTTATGATAACATGCCATCATTAACGCATCCAGATTGGCCTGAATCTACTAACGGATGGTGCTTCCCAGAAGGTATGGCTAAAGAAGTCCACAACTACAACCCAGAGAAGGATAAGCCCAAGCCCGCCATCGTCATCCTGCGGGAAAATGGAGTGCTGAAACCTAACAGCCCGCCGATCGTCCACGAATCCACCAGCAAAGCTAAAGAGGAAGCGAAACGCCTTGCCGAGAAGCACAAGGGTAAAGAGTTCGTCGTGTTTCAGGAGGTGGATATGAAGAAGGCGGAGAGGCCTGTCTATCCTGAGTTGCAGCGTGGCGATGTGATGAAGGCGAAGCATAAAGTTGATTTGCGATACGGTTGGGCTGTCAATGATGGTGAGATCGTCATTGTAGAAGATAACGGTGATGAACTTTTTGGTGTTTGGAGAGGTTCTCAGTACCTAGCACTCCGCAAATCCGACTTCATCAAGATCGGACACGTTGACCTATGACACCAGACCTACTCGAAGTATTTGAAGAACGTGCGGCGATCATGGAATACGACGGGAGGATGAGTCGTGACAAAGCGGAAGCATTCGCGAGGCTCTGGATCAAAAAGCGTGCTGGAGGAGAAAGTCGCCAGAGATCTGCAAGCGTTGGGGCTGATGGAAGGGTGCCAGAGACAGTATCGGTTTCATCCGACTAGGAAGTGGCTTGGGGATTTTTGCTGGCCGATGTTTCGCCGGTACTTTTTAGACGGCGATTCAGAAGTCAAAGCGATCATGCTTGAAGTCAATGGCGGCACTTACCTACAAGGCAATCTACGCGGTGCCCATTCGCGTGGTGCCCGTCAGCGTGAGGATTACGAAAAATGGAGCGAAGCCAATCTCTTGGGATGGACGCTGATCCTGGTGGACAGCAAGGACGTGAAAGAAGGCGTACACATCGAACGGGTTCTGCGAGCAATGGGGAAATCATGATCCAGCCAACGCTTCACGATTGGTACGTCGGCCAGGTTCTGCAAGGCTTGCTCTCGCATCCTGAGAACATGAATGTTGATGAGGATTTAACTTTCGCTGACGAAGATGCACGGCGAGAGGTGGTCTTTGCCGAGGTGGTGGAAGTGGCGTTTCAGATTGCCGATGCGGTGATGGAATACCGGAAGATTCGGGCGGGGAATAACTGATGAGTTGGGCGGAAGTAGTCCGTGAAGCGAGCCAAATAGCCAACAATTTTTTCTTTTATGGAAAAGGAAGAAAAGTTGATTGGAAGAAGTTTGGCGTAAAGAAAACGATACGGCTCAGAAGAAGGTTATTTTACGAAATGGTCAGGAAAAGGATGTTTGAATGATGCTCAATCTCGCTATCGCCCTGATCATATTGGTAACAGACTGCGAACCGACGCCTTTCTATTACGTTCGGGGAGAACTAAGCATCGTCTGCATGGCTCAAGAGATCATGGATGCCCGCGAGATTAAGTACATCTTCAAGAGCCGTGACGAGTTCAGCGTTGATGTGCTGATGATGCGAAAGCGTCAAACAGAATTATACGATGCGCCGATGCTGTGGGAGGCTCAGAGATTCGTTGCCACGCGAGACATGGCGAATGAGTTATTGCTAGGCAACCGGCGGTACAAGAATCAGTTGGTTGAGTGGCGGATGCTGTACCCAGGCAATCCGTTAATAAGCCAAGCGATTGAGGAGACGGATTTCCTCTATCGCGTGTGGGATGCGTTCAGGGATGCACGATGCGAGTACTACTACGTCCACGTTCGGCGTGCTGCGTTGAAGAAGCTGCGAGAGATGTTGAGTGAGGACATGTGGCGGCGTGGATCGCTGCCGGATGTGGTGCGGTACTGAATCGGGACAAAATACAGGACAAAGTGTCCCGATTGCCGAAATTGTTCGGCGTACCGTTAAGGTATAGGGGTTCATGGAGGATGACGATTGGCTATTGATGCCTCACGAATACTGGCCTACTCCTGTCTGCATCTGCCATACGAACATCGTAAAGCGTTCACGTTCTTGGCATCGCTCAAGCGTGAATACAAGCCTACCGCAATTGTATGCCTAGGTGACATAGCTGATTTGCACGCTTTAAGCAAATGGCCAAAGCATCCTGAATGCCTGAGTGCTGCCGATGAGATCAAGCAAGCGAAAGAGAAAGTCCAGTTGCTTGCCAATATCTTCCCCCGTCAACTGGTGTGCAAGAGCAATCACGACGAACGAATCAGACGCATTGCGGTACATCATGGATTGCCTGCGGAGATCGTCAGAACCTGGCAGGAAGTGTTCAAGGCTCCTACAGGCTGGCAGTTTGCGTGGGAACACGAAGTAGGGCCAGCGTTGGCGATTCATGGGGACAGATACAGCGGTGCCAATGGCATTCGCAATGCGGTAAGAGATAACTTTTGCTCAACCATATGTGGCCACATCCACACTGAGGCTGGCGTATTCCACCAAGAGACAAAGGGCGGGCAGGTGTGGGGGTTGCAGGTGGGGTGTCTGATCGATCCAACGTATGCGGCGTTTGAGTACGAGCAAAAGAACCGCAACAGGCCGCTGAACGGTGCGGGTGTGGTGATCGACGGTGTACCGAGTTTTATTCCGCTGAACTAGGAGGGGTTATGGAATTTCTTGAGTCATTAGGGCAATGGAAACTGCCAACGGTTATCAGCGTTAGCGTTTCTGCGGGTATGCTGCTGATATTGTTCATGCTGTGGATGATGCGGACGTTTGATCCGTCAAAGCAATCGCAGTTCCCTGAATACTGTCAGACGATTCTTTGTTCATTGAGCAGACCGAAAGAATGGTTAGTCGATGAGTTTTGCGTAAGCCACAAGGACGGAAAGTTGTCAATTTGGATAGCAAATGGCTACAGCCGTTTTAGGGTGTACCGCCCATTTGAGCAACTTTTCCCTGAGCCAGCGAAGCGTCACATTTTCAACGCAGTAGCCAAGATGAAACAAAAGAAAATCACGCAAATGCTGGAGGATTCATGACCAACGAACATATGGCTGTAGTCATGGCGTGGCTGGCTCAACGAGTCATGAAGGCCGAAGGGTTCATCTTGGAGCAAGCTCCCGATGTGATCCAGCAGATAATCACAATGGATTTCGTGCAGGCGTTGTCGGTGGCGTTGTGCCTGGCGATGGCGGTGCCGTTTCTCTTGGCGTTGTTATGGCTGGTGTGGTGCAAGAGTGAAAAAGCTGATGAAGAATGCAGGTGGGCGGCAAGAGCAGTATCAACGTGCGTAATTGGCGTGATAGTGTGCTCTATGCTTTGTTTTTCTGTTGTTCATTCCATCAAAGCAGCTCGCATCCACTGTGCCCCGAAAGCCTATCTTCTCGAACGAGTGGGGATACTGAAATGATTCGCTGTTACATTGCAGGGCCAATCCGCAAAGGCAACCTTGCCGAAAACATCAAGCGTGCGTGTGACGTGGGGCGGGCGTTTGCCAAGCTAGGCTACGCGATCATGGTGCCGCATCTGTCGTGCTACTTTGATGGGCCAGAAGAGATTGAACAGGAAAATTCTAATTTCACAATTGCTGCTGTGCCACAAGCCGAAAACTCCCTCGACGCTTCCCAGTGGCTTGCCATCGACCTGGCGTGGGTGGAAGTCTCGGACATTGTGATCCGCATCAACGGCGAATCCGAAGGGGCTGATGCTGAAGTGAAGCACGCGGAGATGATGGGCATTCCGGTGTTTTACATCGATGGCGTGGAAGATGTTTCGGATGTGCATTGCGAGATTCAAATGCTGGAGAAGGTGGCGTTATGATGCAATTCAAGGAAGGCGATTTTGCATACTCAGAGGGGTTGCTGGTTAAGGTCTTGAGAGTTTGGTGTGATATGAGTACCGGCGATTGGGTAGATATTCAATTCGTTCAATCTGGTGAAAAAAGGAAGGTTTGTCCTTGGAGTTTGAAACGATGTGTTCCAGATAATGTTTTTGTAGCGAGTGCAGTATGAAACCACTCACCACACTACACGCTGACCAGTGCCACGTTGTCACTATTCAAGACGATGCCATTCTCGAAGGCTGGAAAGTCGAGGAGCTGGGCAACCAGTTCTACAAGGCCGCCGAAGATAGCAACTATCGTCTTGTGATTAACTTCAACAACGTCGAACGTGTGTCAACTGCGGTGATGGGTAAGCTGGTGGCGTTACGTCGTAGGTTCATCAACAACAAAGGCCGATTGATGCTGTGCTGCTGCGGTGAACAAATGATGGAAGCGATGCGAGTGACAGAGTTGCGTCGATTGTTTGATGTAGCTGATACGCAGGAAGAGGCCGAGGAACTGATGCGGCATGAGTTCTTGCCGTGGCGACCGAGGGCAGAGCTATGAAACGAAGACGTTATGTACTGGGTGCCCCAGCCTTAGTTGGCCAGGAATTAGAGGTAATGAAATTCACTCTATGCGGTAGAGATGGCGATGAATGGTATATATTGGCACCAGTGCAAGAAAAGCCCAAGCAATACACATTCGCTGAAATCAGGAAGTTTCCTGGAAAAGTTTTTAGGTCTGTTTGGTCGGGGCGAAAGTGGCAACCTGTGGCTGGTTATGGTGTTGTGCCTATTTTCAGCTTGGATGAAATCGATTCACTCTGGGAAGAGGTTAATCTATGACCTACGCCGTTGTCACTATTTATGCCGATGGTAAGCGTAAAAAGGAAACGGTTAGTGATTTCAACGAGCCTGTCGGCGAGTGTGAGCGATGCCGTATGGGTAGGCCAGTGCGGTTGACGAAGTGTCTTAACCTGCTGAACGATCCTGGCGAAAAGATGCTGTGTGCAGTGTGTGCGTGGGCACTGGGGGATAGCGAATGACCTGGAAAGACAAAACCTGCGAGCATTGCGTGTTTCGGGTGGGGCCAATATGCAGACGATTCCCGCCGCATGTTTTCAGATACGGCAAATGCACTTATCCGCCAGTAGAGATGGATAAGCCGTATGTAAAAGATCATGGCGATTTTGCTCCCGCCTGTGCGGAATACGCCGAAATCATCGACAAGCCACCGGAAGCCATAACGGAGGAAGTGTAGTGAGTGACCGTAAAGCGTATCCAGTTGCATCTGGTGTACTTGATTACTTCCCTGATGCCCTACTTGCAGTCGCACATTGCAGCTATATCGGCAACGAGCAGCACAACCCAGGCACTCCGCTTCACTGGGATCGAAGCAAGTCTACCGATGAAGCTGATGCACTTATCAGGCATTTCTTGGAACGTGGCAAAGTGGATAGTGATGGCGTTGCACACTCGGCAAAAATGGCTTGGCGGGCACTGGCGTATCTCCAGAAGGAAATAGAGGCATCGCGTGAAAATCCTTCATGACCTCGTGCCGTGCGGCATCTGTGGCGTGTTCAACGTCAAGGTGCTCGACCTGAATGGGCTGTGGTTGTGTGCCAGTTGCCTGGCGAATGCGAATCAGTTGATGAATGATGAGCCGGAGGAAGTGGCTACGGATGAAGTTACTACGGAGTGGGCGTGTTGAGCAAGCCTGAGAAGAAACCTAAGAAGAAACGCCGGAAGATCGTTGCGTACAACGACGGCGAAGATGGCACGCAAATGCTGATCGGTGGCTATCGTCGCACGCGGGCGGGCGGCGGCTGGCGGGTACTGAAAAAGAGGTTGCCGAGATGACACAGGGCGAAGCAAGACGATGCATAGAAGATGTCATTAAGGAACTAAACCCCACTCTGCCTTGGAAAATCTCTCAAAAGCTTTTGGGTTATGGGTTTGAAGATAATTGTTTTGTGAAGTTGATTGTCGCTGACAAGGTTATGGCAGCTTTTGATAAAGAGCTTTTTCAATACGCCCCGCATTTGGTTAAAGAACACGTTGCAAAGGTGTTTGAATTGGTAAGCGGATATTAGCTCGGAGTGAACGAGATGACGGAAGAACCACAAGTATGCTGTTATACCGTTGATGGCACGCATCACGTTTGCCGAAAGCCTTTGCTGGATGATGGCGAAGTGTGGTTGCGTGGCGTGGAAATGGCGTTAAATACTGTCTCTACTATGCCTACTGCATCCGGCGAAATGATTGATCCATGTAAGTTTGCAGACAATTTACTGTTAGAGTTCAAGGTTCGTTTTCGTTCGTGAGTTTTCCTGATTTGCGTCATTTTCTTACGCAAGAAATAGTTCGTTTTTAAGAAATTGTTCGGAGTGAATGAAGTGTTAGATTGGCTTTTCGGTCGGAAGAAAAAAGAAAACATCAAAGAATCGTACTATGGCTTGCCAGGTACTCCATACCCAGGCTCACTGACCCCGTTTTTCCTGCGGGACTTTGACCGTTTCGGCGGTATGTCTGGTTGGTTCCAGAATCGCAACAACCGTGGCGGCAACCCACAAGCGTACCTTACCGAAAACGACTTGCGATTTGCCCGCGAACGCTCCAGAGACTTAGCCTGCTCCAACGAATATGCCCGCAACGCTTTGCGTGTACGACAGGTCTACACCATCGGCACTGGCCTGCGTGTTACGGTGATGCCGAGAGCTGGCGTAGAAGAAGATCAGCGGGCGATTGAACTGGCTCAAGAGGTGCAATCGTTCTTGGAAGTCTGGGCAGCACGCACAAATGCCGCTGCTAAGCAGAAAGAATCGGTATTGCGGTATGATCGAGACGGCGAGACGTTCATTCGCGTATTCGACGAAGGGGACATACTCAACTTCGCATTCTTGGAGCCGGAGCATATTGGCGAGTGGACAAGCGGCGATTCGTTTGGTATTAAGACCGATCCAGACAACATCGGCAAGGTGCTAGGCTATTGGTACAAGCCGATGGAACAATCGGAAGCCGAGTTTATCGAAGCTGAAAAAATCGTTTATTGCAAGGCCAACACTGATAGCGGTATCAAGCGTGGCCTGCCTTATTTGTATCCGATATTCAATGTGCTAGAGAAGATCGAGGGCATTGATGCAAGTATGGCGGCGACTATCAAGATTCAAGCCAGCATTGCGATGATTCGCAAGCACGGTTACAAAACTAACGATGCGATTGAGTCTGCATTAAACAGCCGGAAAGATTTTGACGTTACGAACCATTACAACGGCAGTACCACTCACGCCAAGCACTATCAGCCAGGTTCTATTCTCGATACAGACATGCAGACGGAATACGAGTTCCCGTCCATGTCTGCCAACATGACTCATGCGGTGAACGTGAAGTCATCACTGTTGAGAACGGCGGCCGCTGGCGTGGGAATGCCGGAGTACATGCTTACCAGTGATGCATCGAACGGCAACTACGCAAGCTCCCAGGTTGCCGAGTCGCCGGTGATTGCAGACTTCCTGGCCTGCCAGCATTACTGGGGCGGCGTGTATGGACAAGGTGTATACATCGACGGTGCAGATAACGGGCTGATGTGGCGGGCGATCAAGCTGGCCGTGGATCGTGGCTCACTGCCTGATGAGGCTCTCGACCTGCTGACGTTGAAATGCGAGGGGCCGAATATCGTTGTTCGTGACAGAAATCAGGAAACGAACAGGCTCAAGATTCTGGTTGATGACGGGATTATCAAACGGGATCAGTGGGCACGCATGGAAGGCCTGGAGAAAGCTGCCATGAGCGATGAGGAACATCAGGCGAAGAAAGACGAGCAAGCCGATAAGGAAATGAAACGGCAGATGGCGGCGAAGCCGACAGCGAAGGAAAACATAGGAGAATGTCAAGTGGAAGAATCGACAGATAACAAATCAACCGAAATTAAATACAGCGATAACTGTCCAGTGTGCAATGAAAAATATGTCATGCAATGCAGGTGTATGATAGGTAATCGTAGATGTGGTAAAGGCCATGATTGGCATCAAGGAAAAGATGGAAACGCATGGCTTGGAACTGGACATAGTAGTTCTAGCTAATTTGTTCGCCACTCCCTGAATAGTGAAGGGGATGCTTGTAGAGTTGTGCGATCCCCTAAAGCCCTTGCAGGCTGTAAACCTGCGAGGGCTTTTTCGTTTCCAGACAACCTTTTTAGGTTGTCTACGCTCAGACAACCTTTTTCGTTTTGCAAGTCGCACTTTCAATTCAAGTTGCGACTTTCAATGAAATTGTTCGCGTCTTCTAGAAGGGTAGGAGGAATGAATATGAGTCTTGAAACGATAAAGATCAAGCAAATCATCATGACCAACGAATTTGTTATGGCCTATAACCATCAAACATTCGTTGAGATTGAGGATTGCTACGCAATAGCATTGGTAAAAGTCAAATATCGTGATTATGCGACAAAAGAAACTGACACTAAGGTGGTTGGCATGACCATTGTTGATGGAGAGTTAAGATATGTAGATGATTGCGAACACAGTATTGGGCTAATACCAAGAGGAAAACTTGACTCATATGTAAAAGCATGGGGAAAACCTATTAAAATGGCTGACAATATAGAAGAGCGTGACCATTGCCCAGAGCCGGTGTCTAGGTTGCACAAGAAAATGTTTGGTCTTTAGAAAGGCAGGTATAGTCAATGACACGTTTGGATGGATTGGAATTACAATTAGAACAATCAATACTTTCACATATGATGCGTGGAAATAGTGCATTTGATGAAGCGGATGCATTGATGAAATTGTCTAAGTTGCAATTTGAAGACGAAAGAAACAAATTCGTCTATAACTCAATGGAGGCATGCCGAAAGGCGATGTATCCTTGGGATTTAGTTTGGTTCGCATATTATCATCGCAATGAAATTGATAGATTTGGCGGTTGTTTGTATCTTGCTTCCGTATACGATGTGCGTTCTCCATATGATAAGTGCGTACAGCAATTATCAAGTCTTCGCTGCCGTACGCATGAAGATATGATCCAAATCACCAAAGAAAACCCGCCGCCAGAGAGTTGGTATGAGGAGGAGTTTGTTCGATGAAAGGAATAACATGCCAGTAAAAACATGGACTGATCTTGAGAATGCAATTAAGCAATCAGATATGATTGGCGTCAAGAACCTCTTGCAATCGTACAAGGACGGAAAGCCTAAGTTGTTTGACAGCAAAGAGAGTTTTCTTGTACACACTGCAACGTGTCTAATTGAAGATTTAATGCAACTGTGGGAGGAACACAAAAAACTGAGAGATGGCGAAGCAGAAGGCTGTTATCGTGGCAGGTATTGCTATCACGGATATCATTGCATGTGTTCCTGAACTGGTTATCACCCCAATATCACTAATGCGTAATCGTTGAAATTGTTCGCGTCTCCGTATGAGAGAGAGACGCTACATGTCAGAAAAGCTAATCATCACAGAATCCATGCACGGCGGGTTCACGGTAGACCGTGATAAACGCATCGTGCAGAATGTCTGTCTGCTCTCTCCCAATTCAAAAAATGGCTACTCCTATAGCTCCAAAGCGATCCAGGAAGCCACGCCAAAATACGATGGCAAGCCAGTCTATTTAGATCATGCCGAGAATCCTTCCAAGAGGTCTATTCGGGCGTTGGCGGGTAGGGTGGTCAACCCCCGAATAGTCGAAGGCAAGCCATACGGCGACGTAAAAGCACGTCGTGGCTCCGCTGGTGATGAGTTCCTGAACATCGCCGAAGATCAGCTTGAAGATGCCACGTTTACAGGCGTTGGCATGTCTCATGTGGTGCAAGGCCGCAAGAGTAAAGACGGGCGAATCGTCGAAAGCATCGAAAAAGTTATCAGCATTGATCTGGTTACAGGGCCGGCAACAACTACCAATTTGCGTGAATCCGAGGATGAACAAGTGGAATTGCAAGAGAAATTGAAGGGCGTGCTGGCAGGAAAAAAGCCTGTTATGGAACGTCTGAAAGCAGTCTGTGAAGCCCTGAATGTTGAGTTTGTCGAAGCCGATCAGGAACTTCCTGCCCAGTTGGTTATTGAGTCCGTTGACGAACTCCGTGAATACGCCAAGGGCAAGCCTGCTCTAGAAAAGTTCGTCAAGGACTACGAAGCGATTCAACGCAAGCAGTGGCTGAGCGAGGCGATTGCCGAGAGCAAGGTGCCTGACACTGAGGCGAACCGTAAGCTGATTGCAAAGTTTGCGACTAAGGAAGAGATGCTGGAAACCGCCAAGTCACTGAAAGAATCTCTGGATTCGGTGGTTCCCGATAAGCCCAAGATTCCTGGCAGGAATGGCAAGGCTGATTTGACGGTTGATGAACTGATTCGGTCTGTCAGCAAAAAGTAATTTCGTTTCGATTCAAAATTGATTTGAGGTAAGAACGTCGTGGCAAAGTATCTGCACAGTAACACCAAGCAAAAACGATACAAGATCGGTTCTGGCGATGATTTTGCCATTGGCGATCATGTTTTCTGTGATGCATCGGACAGCTTTTTCATCAAGCCTGCCGCTGACTTCACCTGGAACTCGACTCTGGCACAGACGCAGGCCGATTTCTGCTTGCGGTACGCTGGCGTGGTCATGGCGACCTACACCGGCAGCACTTTCTCCAGCGGCGGGCCGAATGAATACGGCTTGCAGCAGGGCGAGGTGATGGTCTACGAGGATGGCGTGTTCGAGGAAAATTGTGCCTCAGCCACGTTCAACACTGGCACGCTGGTTGGTATGGCTAAGCAGTCCGGTAATGCTCTTGAGTCGCAGAAAGTCGTTCAGACTTCCACGGAAGTGACTTCTATTGGCCGTGTGTATGCTCCGGCGACTAGCTCGACCAAGGTGAAGATTGCAATTGATCCGAACTTGAGCAAGGTCACTACTGCTGCTGATTCCGGTAGCTAATTGATTTTTGAATTGTTGATCCAAGAAAAATTCGTTGAGGTTTTGCAAAAGTGAATCACGAAAGTCTGAAGACGCTGTGCGAGAATTATTCTCCCCAGGTTGTGGAAGAAAAGCTATCGGAAGCCTTGAAAACGGGCCAGCTTGACGGGCGAACGCTTAATCTGCGGCTCTTCGCTGAGTCGTTGCTTGGGCCGAACGCCAAAGACTTGCTGGTGCGTGGCACGGCTGGCAGTGCCCAGACGATGCAGGAATCGCAGTCGATTACTGCATTCAATGGCATCACTGGTCAGATTTTCTTCAATCAGGTCAACAAAGGCCTGACACTGGCTCCCAATGATTTTACTAGCCGCGTGCGAACGGTGCCAAGCCGTTTGAGTGGCGAGAAAATCCCGATGCCAGGGCTGACTACTCGCTACGGGTACAACATCCTCGAAGGCGAAAAGGCTCCGCGTGATTCCTTCGGACGCCATTTCTTTGAAACGCCTCCGACTGTGAAAAGCATGAAGATGATTGAGTTGACTTGGGAATCGGTCTACTACAATCGTGCTTTTTCCACAATGGATGAGGCGATGGATTATGGCCGATCCATGCAGCTTGGCAAGGAAAAACGTCTTGCTGCCTGTCTCGCGGGCGTGAGCGTGACTCTGGACGGTCATACCTTCAACGGTAACAACTGGAAGTGGTGCAAGCCATCGGAAAGTTCTTCCACGGCTTACGATACTTACAGCACGACTGGCTCCGGCGGTCATCCTGGTATCAATAAGAAGTCTGGCGTTACTTTCGCTGACGAAACAGACATCGAAGCCCTGTACTTCCTCGCTGCCAAAATGACTCACCCTGATGATTCTCGGTTGCCTCTTGGTGTGGCGAACGAACTGGATACGATTGTCTGCACTCCGTTCAATGCCCGCCGAATCCTGCGTGCAGTCAATGCAACTGAGGTTCGCGAGGAAACCAATTCTAATGACCGCGTAACTATCGCTGGTCGTGGTATCCAGAATTACAACGTGATCTCCAGCATCCAGCTTTACGCTGCACTGATTGACAGTGGCGTGCCAGCATCCAACGCTGCCGAACACTTCTACCTGTGCAATCTGAACCGTGGTCTGGCATACGTTGAGAACGAGCCATTTGAAACCAAGGTGGTTGATATGCTCGGCCAGGATGCTGTCGAACGCGATATCGTCTGGGCGGGCCGAGTGAAGGAAGTTGGTCAGGCTGTGGTGATGTCTCCGTGGCATTTGTATCAGTCGATCAATGCCTAATTATCAAGTCAGTCATGATGGCATCTGTCAGTTGGTGATGGATGCCGGTGATCCTGAATCGGCGAGACGCGAGTATGCTGAGATTTGCGGGCTGGTTGGTGATGATGGGGTCGTGATTGAGGTTCGTGAGGCTAACCAGCCCGCAAGTTGTAAAAGTGTGGGGCGGGAAGAAGTAGTCAGTCAAGTTAGTTGAGTAGGTCTATGCGGTTGCATGGACAAAGATTAGCCCGCCAGTGATTGCTTGCTGGCGGGCATTTTTTATGAGTGGTTTCTATGGCATGTTCCAGTGGTGTGCTAGGCCAGGCAATCGAGGTGATGAAGGCTCGTATTGTCGAGATCACGGTTGCGATTGAAACGGGCGATGGCAACTCTGGTTACAGCATAGATGGGCAATCGTTCACTAAAAAGCACGCGGAAGATAAGCTGTTGCAGGCAACTGAGGCGTTGGAGCGTTTGTACAGGTTGCAACAGATCGACGGCGGGCCGATTGAAATTGTGAGTATTGGGGTATAAATGCCAGTTAGCGTAACGACGCCGGAAGATTTGCAGCCTATCAATGGTAGGCTAGACCTGCTTGAAACGCAAGTTGAACCGATTAACAGCCAGATTATTAATCTGGCACTTATGGATAATGCGTTAAGCACACAGATACAGAACGTAAATAACAGCATTGCGGGACTCGACGCCCGTATTTCTGTCATTGAATCTGCGGTAGCTGCTCTCGATGCAAGAGTGACAGCGTTAGAGGCTCCGGTAGAGCCTCCTCCCCCACCACCACCTCCCCCTGCACCTACCGAACTAAAACTCGAACTGGTAGGCGGCTGGCGACTGACGGGCGAGTTTGCCCGTAGTCAACTTGCCATAGACCACGCAACGATGAGAGCATTCGTCGTAGGTCACGGTCAGCGTAACGAAGTGCTTGAATACGCTTTGCCAGCAAGGGGGACTGGTAGTGACTACACCAGATGGCCGACAGTTCAGCCAACGCGAACAATACCAGGCTGGTGGGATGGTGGCTATGGCAACGGCATCGTTTTCAAAGATGGACAGTTGCACGTTGCCTCCAGAATGTTTTACGACATGAACCCGCCTGATGTCACAACCATTTACAGGCAGGATGGCACAACTCAAGTAGTCAATGTGCCACGTCAGCGGTTCGGTGGATTCGTCAAAGGTGTTGGTTCGCTGGAGCTTGGTGGCGGTGGTTACGAAAGTGGTCAGGGTTCAGCAAAGGGGCCAACGCTGGCAACGATGGCGGGGCAGATTCTTATCGACCATCTGCAAGGTTCTACATTCGAGCAGGCTTGTAGCCGAGAGCCAAACTACTGGCCGCATGACGGGCGGGATTCGTGGGTATGCTGGGCACCGCAAAACGGCGTAGGCAAGTGGGCTTGTGACCGTATAACTGGTGGCGGCTTGCGTTTTTCGCATGGTGTTTACTTCTGGGCGTACATGGGTGTGGGTGATCTGAACTACGCAAGGCAGAACGAGACTTTTGCTGCTGAGAGCCGCACCTATCTCTACCATTTTGATCCAGTGACTTATCAACTCAAAGGCTGGAAGCAGTGGGCAATTAAGCCTGAATTAGCGGTGCGAGGGCAGGAGATTTCTCCCGATGGGAAATTCGTCTATCTGACCCGCGACCATGCCTGGGGTTCAGGACTGTATCAGGCTGACCCCGTTCTTGAAGTTTATGAGGTGAAGTGATGCCTTTGAATTTGGCACAGTTGCAAACATTGAAAACAGACATCCAGGCCAACACCAATGTCATACCCGAAGGAATGCCCAACGCTGGGGCGTTTGTTGGTATGCAGGTCAAGGATATTCCAAACGACTCTGGCGATAGCAACTTTGCGGTCGCCAGTTGGTATAACCTGAACGCTTCCCCTGATTACTGGGTATGGCGAACATCTGTTGCCAAAGGCGAGTACGTCAATTCAACCAGTGCTGATGGAACTACATTCAACTGGACAGGCACAGGATTCATTGGCCGTTCGCAAGGTGAACGGGACGCATGGCGTGAGATGTTCAACGGAACAAATGTTGTAAATCCATCGTTGCCACAAGTGCGGCAGGCGTTTCAGGACATTTTCAGTGGTGGCACTGCACCGGCACCAGCTAACCGAACACACATGGCGGCTATCTCTCGCCGGAAGGCAAAGAACGGCGAGAAGCTGTTTGCTACGGGTACAGGCTCAACGGCTTCCCCTGCGGTGATGGGATACGAGGGAAGCATCAGCCTTCAAGATGTTAATTCTGCTCTCAACCTTCCGGGGTAATTAGATGGCAACAAGAACAGCTAACTATCCTACGCCGACAAGCGGAACGGGCGGGATTAATTCTCTTGCCAGTAGTTCTAACTGGACTGCTGGCTATGAGTGGTTCGTTATCGACAACACTACCGAAAAGGCACTCGACTATTTTGTTGATTTAGTAGTTCGTGTAGGCACATCTCCATCAGCTAATACCGAGATACGCATTTACACGCTGGCAAGTTATGACGGCAGCACTTACCCTGATGTGTTTGATGGTACACCTTCTGCCGAGACGGTAACCAGTGCGGGTGTGCGTGATTCGTTTCTAAAATTGGCAGGCGTGGGCGTGGTAGATGCTACGACATCAGACCGCGATTATCCGATTCAGTTCAATTTAAGCAGCGTGTATCCCACGATACCAAAGAAAACCATTGTCTGGGCAAGCCAGAACACTGGCGTGAATCTCAACAGTACGGCAGGCAATCAAAAATATGCCTACGCTCCGTATAAGGAAGACATTGCCTAATGGCGATTAACCTTGCCAATCCAGTTGTACGCAACCACCCAATCAACAGAAACAAACTGGTGTGGTGGAAGTATATCCCTGGTGTAGCAAGCGGCGTTGATATTCTTGGAAACTACGATTTAACCCTGGTAGGTTCGCCGCCTCGATGGGGATTCAATGGCGTTAATACTTGGGGAGCGTTGAAAGTTGGCGACGGCGGAAGTGCCTACGCGACACGAGCCTCTGCACCGTCACTGAATACTACCCAGCCGTTTACGATAGGTGGCAGCGGATTTACGACCGCATCTACAACGCAGTGGATTGTATCGGTTAAAGTGGAAAGTGCCGGTCAAGCTATCGCCATTGGTCAGCGTGGCGGCTCGGCATGGAAAGTGGAAGGGTATGGGGCATCCAGTGCCCCGAACCTTACAGGAACAACCTCGCCAACGAACCGATGGGACAGGGTTGTATACACCTGGGACGGGACGAATGGGCGGCTTTATGTCAATGGCAAGCAGGAAGGCACAAATACAACTGCACCGCAATCACTGACAGCAACGTGTGATGCTTATCTAGGCCGAATTGATGCAAGTTTCGACCAGTGGACTGGTGCGATAGATGATGTTTTTTACGCCAACGCTGCCTGGTCAGCATCGACGGTAATGCTTGACTATCTGGAGTGGCGACGCGGCTACCCGACCGCGTTAAATCGAATTGTTAAACGTCCGGTTGTTTACAGTGTTGGTGGCGGCGGTGGGGGCGGCAATCGCCGTCGCCGTGTGCTTCTTTGCGGGAGAGGTTGCTAATGATACCAGTACGACAATCGACCGCATTCGAAACCGCCATCGGCCCTGTGCTGGACGCTGACGGAGTAGCTGTTACGGACTGCGTAGTAGGTGATTTCAAGCTCAAGAAAACATCTGGCAATTTTGCTGCACTGAACGTCTCGGCAACGCTTACGCATGTATCGGCAGGGTTCTATGATTTGGTGCTGACAACCAGCGACACGGACACGGTAGGAACATGCTGCATTGCGATTGACGATACAACGAATGCTTGTGCCCCTCTTTATTTACAGGTGGTTGAGGAAGCCGTATACGATGCCTTGTTCGCTGCATCGGCAGCAGGCTATCAGGTTCCCATCTGGGCCTCTGCTGGTTCGACGGTTAATCTGTCAGCAACCACTATCAAGACCGCAACCGATGTAGAGACTGACACCGCAGACATTCAGTCGAGGTTGCCAGCGGCGTTGGTTGGCGGGCGTATTGACGCAACCATTGATGCAACTGGCCTTGAGTCTGGTGCGTTGGCGTTAATCAACACGGAAGTAGATACGGCACTGGCCGACATTCGGCTTGATGAACTACTGTCAGCAGACAGCGATATAGACGGTGCTGCTCCCCCAACGGTAGGCAGCGTATTCCATGAGTTGATGACTAAGACTGCTGGTTCGTTTACTTACGACCAGACCACCGATTCATTAGAAGCATTGCGGGATAGAGGTGATGCGGCTTGGATTACTGCAACAGGATTCAGTACGCATTCTGCAAGCGATGTGTGGGCGGTTGGTACAAGGGTATTGACAGCGGCAACCAATATCAGCGGGCCGATTGCTGACCAGGTTTGGCTTGAAACTCTGGCAGACCATAGCGGCTCGGCTGGCAGCACGGCAGAAGCCCTGAATGCGGCTGGTGCAGCAGGCGACCCGTGGACTACCACGCTACCAGGCAGCTACACCGGCTCACAGGCTGGCAAGATTCTGGCCGATATTCTGGTGGACACTGGAACAACCCTTGACGGGTTAATTCAGACTGTCGATACGGTAGTTGACGCTATCAAAGTCAAGACCGATTACTTGCCCAGTGCAACGGCTGGCTCTGCTGGTGGCGTGTTCATCGCCGGAAGCAACGCGGCAACTACGGTGGACATCACAGGAAATATCACTGGCAATCTGTCCGGTAGCGTGGGCAGTGTAACTGGTGCGGTTGGTTCTGTCACTGGAAATGTTGGTGGCAACGTAGTTGGCTCAGTGGCCAGCGTAACAGGCAACGTTGGCGGCAATGTTGTAGGCAGTGTAGGCAGCATCTCCGGCATCACTTTCCCAACGAACTTTGGCTCAACAGTTATCAGTGCTGGTGGCGTGGTGTCTGCTGACACAGTGGCGATCAGCAGCGACACTACTGCGGCTGACAACCTGGAAAGCTATCTCGATGGCACAAACTTTATGCCGGTTGATGCCCATAAGCCCGTATTCAGTATCAGCGGTGCAACGCTGACAGTTAAAAAGCCAGACGGCACTACTACTGCCTACACTCGCACGCTGACTACTGATGCTACTGCTGATCCAGTGACAGGTTCGAGCTAATGCAAGCAGGATTTATCTCAGTCATGGGCTTTTGGGTTGGTGGCTACGGTGGATTTGAGGCCGTAGTTGTCGATCCTGCTCCGATCACGATTGCGTATCTACGATTAACTCCCGATGTGATTATTTCCGGTCAACAACTTTTACCCGATGTAACGATTCAAGATTTAGCTGCTGGTAATTAAATGTCTTTGCGTGTGGTTTACACCGGCAGGCCAATAGTCGCCGGTGAAGAAGATCGGTCGATTACTTTCACGGAAATCGGCGTAGACTGGGCGGGCGAAGGCTATACGCTCAAGCTCCGCGTCACTGACCCTGATTGCGTGGCAGTGGAATACACGCTTGATGCCGTAGTAGGCGAGACTGAGCAAGGGAAACTTGCCAACATCAACGGCGTATTTGTGCAAAGTGGCATCTATACGCTGAAGCTGATTTGTTACGTCGGCACAGATCCAAAACTGATTTCAGAAGATTATTACTTGTATGTGAGGCCATAATGAGTAGCTTTAGCAGACCAATTCTAGGCTATCGGCAAGAGATTCAGAACCAGCCAGACCGTAGTGAAGCGTTGAAGAATCTGATTCAAACGCTGGGCACAACTTCCCAGCCAGTGACGATCAGCATTCCCACATGGGCAAAGGGTGTGAGGCTGTATCCTGTGACGAATTACATTCTTTACGGGATCGATGAAACGCCGGTGCTTGGCACTTCGGGTTATTCCGCAACGATTGACGGAACGTCAGCCAGCGGCGTGGGTGGCGTGGCAGTCGAGAACCAAGTGCGTGAAGTTGTTTTCCAGAATGGCGATGATAAGCCGGAAAGCCTTGTGCTGTTGGCAACTACCAATAGTTCAGTTGTTCGGATCACGTTCTTTTAACTGAAATTGTTCGACTTGCCGTAAAGGGTAGAGGGATGCAGGAAGTTGTAGTTGACGTGTTCAAGCAATTTGGGCCGGTTGGTCTTACTGTGGTGTTGCTTGGCTTCTGGTCAATGTATTCGGTTAAATGGATTCGTGACCTACAGGACAGATTCATTTTGGCCATTGACACACAACGCAAAGAGAATCACGAAGCATTAAAGCAGGTCGTGACAGAGTTCAAAAATATGCACGGCGAGCTTGGCGATAAAGTGGATCGTCTGGCAGATGAGGTTCGCAATCTCAAGTGAGAATTGAAATGATTAGGTTGTCAGCTTTACTGCTGTTGCTGCTGGTGCCTGGCTTTGCAGAGGCACAACGCAGGTACTATCAGCCTGAATACTCCATGCCTGGGCCTGCTCAGGACGATGTGCCGGAGTGGGCAATTAAGGCAACGTGTGAAGTTCACGCTGGCGGTGCAGGTGGTACGGGTGGCATTTTTCACTTTGATAAGGAAAGTAAAAAGTGCTACGTCGTGACCTGTCGGCATGTGGTCAATAACCAGACGATACCTCTTTACGTCAAGCTGTACGATGGCATTAAAAGAGAGGCTGTTTTTCTTGGATACAGTGGATCGGCTGATCTGGCCTTACTGGAAATAGATTCTGCTGGAGTTGAAACGTATGTAGAGTTGTTTGAAGGTGATATTTACTCAGGGCAGGAAGTGTATCAGGTTGGTTACGGTATCAATGCTTCCCGTGCCGGAACTGTCAATAAGCGTTCGGGGAGAATCTTGAAACCGTCTGGTTACACTGGTGAGCGAAGCTATGATGTTTCGTTCATGCTTATCAGTGGCGATAGCGGCTCTCCGATCTTTGATGCAAAAACAAAGAGATTGCTTGGTGTTGGATGGGGGCACGATTACCGCGTAGGCAAGATCACAGGGCCAAAGGATTTACGCGAGTTCGTGCTGGCTTGTTTGCGAAAGAAGAATCGCAATCCTCCCAAGATTGGGCCTCAGCCTGGCGAAGTAAAGCCGGAGCCGGAAAAACCTACGGCACCAGTGAAGCCGACAGAACCTCCAAAGCCTGTTGAGCCTTCCTGTAAATGCCCGCCGCCTGCTGATTTGTCCAAGATCACGGAAGGCATTAGCAAGTTGACGGATAGCGTGAGCGTGGTCAGTAACAACGTGGGCATTGTGAATAAAAGCGTAGCTGATCTGTCAACGAAAGTTGGAGCGATTGACCAGCGACTTGTGACGGTAGAGGGTAAGTTGTCCAAGTTGGATACGCTTCCTCCACCCTCTACCGTCACTTGCCCACCTGATCCAGCAATCAAACAGATGCAAGAGAAGTTGGCGAAACTGGAAAAAGCAGTGCGAAATCAAAGTGGAACGCTGCATATATCGGTAACGCCGAAGTAGTTTTCTTGAAGCATGGAGGATGCAAAGATGAAGGCTGACACATGGAATGCGATTCGTGACGGGGCGATTGTTGGCACATTTATTAGTGCAACAGTTCTTAGCTTTAGAATTGATTCATTGAAAGATCGAGTAGCAGAACTCGAAAAACTGAAACCAACACCTGTAGTAGTGGGGGCTGCTTCTGTGGGTGAGACTAACAAGACAAGCCCTTAATTAAGGAGGTAGGATGCAACCTATCATAGACGCTTTGAATGGCCAGATGCTGGCCTTTCAGCAAAGCAACCTGGCGAACCTTCAGGCTTTCCAGGCTCGTTACTCAGAAGCACTCGGCATGATTGACAGTCGTGCATTGGGTGGTGCCCTGGCTGGCACACTTCTCCGATCTGACAACAGTTCGGAATATGCGAACCTGAATACTGCGGTTCGCACTCCAACAACCATCGAACACATTCCCTATCCTGGGAAGGTGGCCTAGTTCGTCGCGGCTGCGTGGAGGTCAGCAGCCCTTAGTCTTTACTCTTGGAGGAGAGTATCATGCCTGACGAAATTCCTGCACCGGCTATTCCTGATTCAACGGTGCCAGAATCAAAACCTGATTCGTCATCAGTCGCCATGATGGAACTGATAAAGAATCTGCAAGCTGGAATGCAGCAGATTCAAACGAAGATGGCGAACGACTCAAAGGAGTTGGTCGAAAAGTGCAAGATGGTGTCCCCATTGGGGGGCGACTTTCGAGACTACAACGAAATCGGATACATTTTGCAGTACATCCGAACAGATAAAACGCTCCGGCGACAAGTTATCGAGATCGTTAAACAATACGCCGATAAGCAACAGCAAGCCGCCACAGCAACAGCCACAGCAGCAGCCGTGCTTGCTCCCAAGTGAACTGATTGAATGGTCAGAAATTGAACGGTTGAAAAGGGTTGACGAAACGCAGAAGTCCTGGCTGGAACATGTCAGGCAAATGGGGGAAGTGAAACTAGCCATGATGAACGTCGGCGTAGATCACATCAACAAGCTGCTGGCCATGTCTCGACAGATTGCCTGTCAAGGCGGCGGGCTTTCGTCTCAGACTTATGGTGCCCCTTATCCTGGCAGCAATGTAACCATTGTGACAAAGGAAGAAAAGCAGGATAAGTCTGGCGGGCTGCTCAAGGCCTTGGGGCTTGCTGCTCTCATGGGAACCGGCGTTGGTGCCCTTGGCGTGGGTGGTTATCTGGCTGCTGATAAGTTGCTTGATGGCAAGGCTGCTCCCGCTGCGACTGCTCCGGTGAAGCCTATCAATCTTGAAATCAAGTGGCGTAACGATCCAGACAAGGGAATGCAATTCGACGAGGTACAATCGAAATGACGTTGAATGAGTTCTATAGCGAAGTGTCTCGACGTGCTGATACTGCTGGCACGCAGATTAACGCAGCTGATGTTAGCCGCGTTTGTTCTAAGTTCTTTGAAGTGCTGAATGGTATGCCTACGAACGAGGTGCTGATCTTGATTGCCCGTGGGCTTCATGCGGTCATCAAGCCTGACATCATTAGTGAATAGCGTCTATTTTAAGATGAGATTTTAAGATGGACG